GAAGAGCACGCCGGCGCACCGACCGACGTGCAGGACGACGACGGCAAGTGAGAATCGCTGGGCTCGACCTGAGCCTGAACCGTACGGGGGCGGTGTCGATCGACACCGCCTCCGGGCGCGTCGTGGTGAAGGCGTTCGAGCACAAGAACCTCGCCGGGCACGAGCGGCTGCAGTTCAACGCGAAGCAGGTCGGAGAGTTCGTCGCCGACCACGACCTCGCGGTCATCGAGGGCCTGAGCTTCATGTCGAAGACCCCCATGCGCGACGTCATCGAGGCGAACCACTGGATGGGCCGGCACGAGTGCTGGAAGCGCCGCGTGCCCTACGCGATCGTCACCCCGACCCAGCTCAAGCTGTACGTCACGATGAACGGCGCCGCGAAGAAGGCCGAGATGCTCACCGCGATCCGCTCGGCGTTCCCGACCCTGACGTTCAAGAAGGACGACGAGGCCGACGCGATGGGCCTGGCGACGATGGGCCTCGCCTACAGGGGCCTCCCCGTCGACATGCACGTCTCCCGGGGCCGGTCGGTCCTGGCCGAGATCGAGTGGCCCGATCACCGCGGCGAACCGTCCGCGCGCATCACCCGTCGACCTCACCCGACGCGCGAGGCGTTCTCACCCGTCAGGGGGGTATCTCCCGAAGAGCCGGTGTAATACCATAGTGATACGGCCTCACAACGGGGCCTCCCCCCACCACGAAGGAACAGTCGTGCGAACCAACCTCCTCCGCGCGCTCATCGCGCTCCTCGTCATCTCGGCCATCGCGATCTACGCGGTCCGCTGGGGCCTCGGCGCAGTCACCCTCGACGGGTCGACGACGATCGCCAACACGATGCTCGTCGGCGCGCTGATCCTCTACTGGGTGCTCGCCCTCGGCGACCGCCGGGACGCACGATGAGCCCGCTCGAGTTCTTCCTCTGGACCCTGGCCGTCGTCGGCGTCATCCTCGTGCTCGGCATCGCGATCGCCGGCGTCGTCGGCGGGATCCACGGCCTCAAGGAGTTCCTGCGCTCGGACGTCAGCAAGCAGGACGAGGCCGTCGGCCGGTCCATCCGGCTCGGGATGGAACAGGGCGCCCGTGAGCGCGCCGCGCGACAGGCCAGCACCGACCTCGGTCACCTCGACCAGGTCTGACAGACCCCCGGCGCCGCTCGGCCGCCGGTCACCCGCAACACCGATCACCTGAGGGAACACACCATGCACACCACCGTCAAGAAGCTCGCCGCCGGCACCGTTGCCGTCGGCCTCACCAGCGCCGGACTCGTCTTCGGCACCGCGGCGGCCGCGTCGGCCACCGACGGCTCCGGCCAGGTCTACGTCCAGAACTACAGCGACTCGTGCGAGGCCACCGACCGCGTCACGCAGTTCGTCCTCGACGCGCTCGGCGCCGACACGGCGACCACCTACACGATCAGCGACGGCACCCCGCCGCAGGTCGTCACGGTCGCGCCGCACAGCACGGCCCGCAGCGCGCTGTTCTCGATCCCGGCCTCCGGCGCCGCCTACTCGATCACCGCGTCGACCGGGCAGTCGTGGAGCTTCACCGCGGCCGCCGACTGCAAGCCCGTGCTCGTCGACCCCGTCGTCGTCGCGCCTCCGGTCGACGTCCCGCCCGTCGTCACGCCGCCCGTCACCGAGACTCCGGCTCCGGTCGACCCGGCCCCGAGCACGGACCCGGTCGACCCGGCGCCGACCGACCCCGCCGACCCCGCCGACCCCGTCGACGAAGGCACGGACCCCGTGGTCACCGACCCCGAGACCGACGCCCCCGACGAGGGCACCGACGGCCCGACCACGCCGGCACCCGGCGAGAAGGTCACGGCGACGGTCGCGTGGCTCATGCCCGAGGGCACCAAGCCGGGCACGGTCGCGTACGACCAGCTCCTCGTCAGCATCGCCGAGGGCGACCAGCTCGACGCGGTCAGCAAGCAGATCGTGGCCGAAGCGTGTGAGGGCGAGTACCAGGTCGACGTCTACCACGGCTACATCGCGGACATCGACGCCGTGCTGGCCGACGACACCCTGACCGAGGGCGAGGACAGCCACCTGTACGTCAAGCACCACCTGGTCTCCGGCTCGCAGGACTGCAGCGTGCCGCCCGTCACCCCTGAGGAGCCGACCGTGCCCGAGACCCCCGTCGACGAGGTCCCCGTGACCACGCCCGTCATCGTCCCCGTCACGATCGCCCCCGTGGTCGACGCGACCCCGGTGACCTTCGAGGCCAAGCCGGCCGCGAAGCACGTCTCGGCCGCCTCGAGCACCGACGGCCTCGCCTACACGGGCTCGGCCGACGTCACCGGCTGGATCGCGACCGGCCTGGCCCTCGCGCTCGCCGGCGTCGCGGGCGTCGTCCTCCCCCGCGTGCGCGCTCGTCACCGCGCGTAGCCACCCGAACCCCGAAGGCCCCGACTCCCCCCGGTCGGGGCCTTCGGCCTACCCCCCAGAGGAGCACACCGTGCCGAACAAGCCCACACCAGCCCGCCAGGCGGCGACAATCCTCGTCCGCCAACTCCCCACCCCGCGGCGAATTGACAGCATCACAGCGACGATCACCGACGCCCAGGTCATGCAGTTGCAGCTGCAGGGCCGAACGATCACGGACTACATCGCAACAGAGATCGGTCTCGACGACAGCTTCGCGATCCGGGTCGATACCCAGTTCAACCCGCCTGCCCTCGTTGCGCACGGCTCGCGAGTGCGGGCGATCGCCGACGTCCGGATCCGCGGCCGCGCCTCCCGGAGCAAGGCGTGAGACGCGCGAACGGCGTTGCGATCTACGTCGGGTCCGAGACCATGCAGAAGGCCGACATCGAGCGCCTGGTCGAGTTCGTCAAGGCCGGCCTGGCGCTCCTCGACCCGAAGGCCGAGCTGCGCGTCCACTCCCAGGGCCTCATCGTGCCGGCGACGTCGACCATCGTCAGCGAGCTGCAGCGCGAGCTCGTCTACGAAAAGTCGTTTGCCGACACCGGTCTCGCCGAGCGCCCCGTCGTCTTCGACCTGGCCCACAACATCATCCGCGTGAACGGCATCCCGAAGCGTCTCCCCCCGACCGAGGTCCGCATCCTCCGCGAGCTGATGGCCGCCGACGGCTTCGTGTTCCGCGCCGAGCTGGCCCGCCGGCTGAACCCCGACCGACCCCAGCCGGTCAGCACGATCAGCACCCTCGTGCTCCGGATCCGCAAGAAGCTCGACGGGTACGCCGGCGTGCTCGTCAGCGGGAAGAACACGGGCTACCGGTTCGATCACGAGTCACCTCACATCATCATTCTCAACCCGGGTAAGGTAAACTGATTCCATGACCATCAACCCACTCCTCACCAGCTCTTTCTCGGCGTTCAAGCCGGGCATGGGCGCGGCGATCAACACAGCGGTCAAGCCAGCCCGCTGGATGGCGGGCATCCCCACGGTGCCCGGCATCACCCCCGCCGGGATCTTCGGCAAGCCCCAGTACCGCGACGAGTTCCCGTACCGCATCGCCTACACGGCCCGCCTCGACGAGTTCGAGGACCGCATCCGTGCTGACCTGCAGCGCCTCTCCGACGAACGCCCGCCGACCGACGAGCACCCGAACGGCGTGCCCCTCGTGCTCCTCTGCTGGTGCAACGTCGGCAAGGGCGAGTGGTGCCACCGGCGCATGTTCGCCGAGTGGATGCTCGCCCGCGACGTGGTCGTCGACGAGGCGCGGCCGCCGCTCCTCGCATCGCAGCGCGCGCCCCGCTCGAGCGGCAAGCCGGCGTACTACGACGCCAAGCACGACGAGCGGTACTTCACCCGGCCCGAGCCGGGCGGCGCCCTCGAGCCCCTGTTCTAGCCACCGACCGCAGCGCCCCCGTCTCCTGGCGGGGGCGTTCGCGTGTCGCGGATCCGGTCTGCTACGGTGGCGGAACGCGCGGGTGATGTAACTGCAGCATGGTCGGCTTCCAGCTGGCTCGTAGGGGTTCAAATCCTCTCCCGCGCTCCAATCTTCACAACGGGGAGCAGCCGTGTTCAGAGGTTCAATTCCGGGCGACCTGCAGAGGATCACGCACCAGCACGTGCGGTCCTGGGACACGGAGGACGTGTTCATCGGGTGCTCCGGGAACCTCACCGTCGAGCGCGTCATCGCCGACACCCACAAGCGCCTGAACGGCAACGACATCCTGCTCTACAGCGCAGCGATGGGCTCGTACCTGGCCGACGCGATGACGGACTACACCCTCAGCAAGGTCGGCGTCGACGCGTACCCGTGGATGGCTCAGACGATGGGGACCGACGAGGAGCGCCTGGCGACGCTGCTCATCGCCTCCCGGCTCGCGCAGGGCCTCGGCAAGGAGGACTCGAACCCGTACTACGGGCGGATCCGCGACGCGCACGAGCTGCAGTGGGACCGGATGATGGCCCAGACGATCAGCCGGATCAAGTCGGCCAAGGCCAAGATGCGCCTCGAGTCGTTCGCGATCCAGGACGTCAGCACGTGGATCGACGACGTGCCGGCCGACGCCGGCGTGGTCTCCTACCCGCCGTTCTTCGCCGGCGACTACGAGAGCCAGTTCGCCAAGATGGAGAGCCTGTTCGACTGGCACGACCGGCCGAGCTTCGAGATGCTCACGAAGGAGCGGATCTACGAGCTCTTCGGCAAGATCATGGACCGCGACAACTGGATGCTGTGCGTGAACGAGCGCCTCGACTGGATGGAGCCGCACCTCCGCGGCATCGTGCAGACCAGCAACCGCGGCGTCGAGGTGTGCGTCTACGGGTCGTCCGAGCACCGCCGGATCATCAAGCCGCGGCAGGCAACCTCCCCCCTCCTGGTCCCCCACATCAAGCGCGGCCAGAAGCTCGGCGAGAAGCTCGCCCTCATGCCCCTGACCGGCGAGCAGTTCTCCGCCGTCCGGAGCATGTACATGAACCGGAACATCAAGCCCGGTCAGGCGACGCTGCCCCTCGGCGTGCTCGTCGACGGCGTGCTCGTGGGCGCGATCGCGTTCTCGAGCTCGCCCACGATGGCGAACTGGGACAGCTACATCGACGGCCCGCACATCTACCTCCTGAGCGACTTCCCCGTGTCCGAGACCAGCTACCCGCGCCTCGCGAAGCTGATGCTCTACGCCGCGATGTCGAAGGAGGCGCAGATCCTCGCCGAGCGGTCAGCGAACCGCCGGTGCCGGTCGCTCACGACGACGGCGTTCTCGAAGCGCCCCGCGTCGATGAAGTACCGCGGCGTGTTCAAGCTGCTCAAGCGCCAGGAGACCGAGCCTGCCGCGGCCGGCGCCGACGCGAGCGAGCAGTACTACGCCCAGGGCTACGCGCTGCAGTACGGCGCCGAGATGGGCGCGTGGACCCTCGCCGAGGGCTACGAAACCTGGAAGAAGAAGCACGGAGAAGACGATGGCACCCTCGAGTCCTGAGAACCCGATCGAGGGTCTCGACACCCGGATCATCCGGATCAACCCGCGCGAGTTGAAGATCCTCGACGTCAACGCCCGGTTCATGCGTCACGAGCAGTTCCAGCAGCTCGTCGACAACGTGAAGCGCGACGGCCGGCTCACGAGCGTGCCCCTTGTTGCGATGACCGAGGAGGGCCGCTACGAGGTCCTCTCCGGCAACCACCGCACGCAGGCCGCGGTCGAGGTCGGCCTGGTCGAGATTGACGTCATGGCGATCGACGAGATCCTCTCCCCGCAGCGCCGCGTCGCGATCCAGCTCAGCCACAACGCGATCGCCGGCGAGGACGACCCCGCGATCCTCAAGGATCTCTACGACCAGCTCGACGAGATCGACTGGCGCGACTACGCGGCCCTCGACGACAAGACCCTCGACCTCCTCGACCAGGTGCAGCCGGCGTCGATGAGCGAGGCCAACCTCGAGTTCCAGACGCTGACGATCGTGTTCCTGCCCGACGAGCTGCAGAAGCTCGAGGACACCGTGAAGGACGCGATGGCGCTCACGTCGGCCGACTCGACGTGGGTCGCGCGCTACGCCGCCCACGCCCGAGTACTCGACGCGCTCGCCGAGGTCAGCGAGGCCTACAACGTGAAGAACGTCGCCACCGTGCTCGACCTGATCCTCGACGTCTTCGACCGCCACAAGACCGAGATCGTGGAGGGCTGGTGGGATGCTGAGAAGCAGACCGCGAAGCACTCCAACTGGGTGCCGCTGTCGAGTATCCTCGGGCTCAACGCACCGGCCGGCGCCGCGGCGACGATCAAGAAGGCCGTCGACAAGGTCCGCGCGGGTGACACCTCGATGCCTGGTTGGCAGGCCATCGAACGCCTCGCCGCCAAGGAGATCTCGTGACCGTGACCACCCCCCGACCGAGCGCCCCGGGAGTGCTGCGCGCGTCGCACCGCTACTCGTGGCGGCACCCGAACCTGCTCGTCGTCAACACGGCGATCGCCGAGCAGATGAAGGGCCTGATGAACATGGTCGGCCCGGGCCTCGAGCACGACGAGCACGTCGATCTCGGCTCGCTCGAGGTGCACGTCGAGGAGCTCGACACCGAGGACGGCCGCGACCCGATCTTCGAGGTCTCCGCGCAGATCCGGACGACGTCGTGACCGCGGGCCTCATCGCCGCTGCGCTGATCTGGGGCACGTTCGGCACGATCTCCATCCGGCTCCTCAAGCGGGACGTCTTCGACCGCTCACGGCGCCGTCGCTGGCTCTCCGAGTGAGCTGGGCGACCGCCCTCTCGTTCATCCTCGCGGGAGGCGGCATCTGGTCGCTGATCCTCTCCGGGAACAGGTCGAAGATGGCATGGCTCGTCGGCGGGTCGACGCAGATCATCTGGATGATCTTCGGCGCGACGACGGCGCAGTACGGCTTCTGCCTCTCGGCGATCGCCTTCGGGTCGGTGTACCTCCGGAACTGGATCCGCTGGACCCGGCAAGAGCGAATCACCCGCGACTCACCCGCCCCCACCGCGTGACCGTCACACCCTAGTGATATTGTGTTCCTACCGACCCCAGGAGGAACACGATGGACTCGACCGATCCGACCCAGCACACGTGCCCGGCGCCTAGCGCGCACGGCCACACGCACCACCTCAAGCAGCGCGACGCGAGCGGCGGGGCGATGGTCTGCAGCTACTGCGGCCAGACCCAGGCCCAGCTCCGCGCAGGCCTCCTCGCAGGGGCCACCTCGTGAGCCGGCAGCCGCTCGTCAAGAGCGCCGCGCACGCTGAGCGTTACCCCGGCGTCACCGTCGAGGTCGAGCCGGTCGAGCCCGGCGTCGAGTCGACCATGCTCGCCGCGCGCCTGACCATCGGCGCCGGCGTCACGGCCACCGTCGACGTCTCCTCGACCGCGCTCGCCCTGGCCGACTTCGACCTCGCGGGCCAGGCAATCGAGGGCACCATCTCCGCGCTGCAGGCGGGCGCGTACACGGCCCTCGGCATGAGCGAGCGGTACGCCCTCCTCGACGGCCTCCTCGACCGCGTGCGCGAGACCGTGCTCACCAGCCGCGCGCAGGTGTCGATCGACCCGGCGACGTTCGAGATCGTGATGAACGCCCTCGAGCGCGAGCTGCGTCGTGGCTGAGGCGGCCGACCGCCTCAAGGCGCGCTCGGTCAAGCCCTGGCAGGCCGGTCCCGGCTACGTCTGGGTGACCAAGACGAAGAACGCCATGAAGGCCGCCCCCGGCACGCCCGTCCCCGACGAGGCCCTCCGGGTCGCCCTCGCCGAGTTCCCCGAGGGCACGACCGTCGACGAGGTCCGCCAGGCCCTCGGCATCCGCCGGATCCAGGTCGCCGAGGTCATCGAAGACGAGCGCCCCGTCCGGTACACGAACCGCGCCGCCCGTCGCGCCGCCGCGAAGCGCGTCCTGTGACGCAGCGCCGCGCCCGCCGAGTCCGGACGACCCGGCAGGCGCGGTGCATCCGCGACGGCATCCTCGCCGCGCGCGCCGACGTCGCCGAGCTCGCTGACGCCGGCACGCGCCTCCCTGAGCCCCTGTTAGCGGCTCGGACCTACTGGGAGGTCTACTCGGACCTCGCGCGCGCTCAGAGGCGCCGTCTCGTCCGCGCCCGGACCACCGCCGCCCTCCGGCACCTTGAGGGCCTGCAGCATCCCGACATCATCCGAGAGGAACACTCGTGACCAGAGACACTCCCCGCAACCGCGTCGACCAGGTGCTCGTCGACGCGATGGCGCACAAGGCCGTCATCCTGATGCTCGAACTGGACCGGCAGCGACCCCCCGGCGCGAACCGCAACATGCTCAAGGTCGGCGACATCCTGAACGAGCGCGCCTTCCGCCTGCAGGACGTCCTCGCGTACGCCGAGAAGACCCGGCAGATGTTCTACGAGCCCGGCCACCCCGCCCTGAACGAAGAGCCGAAGTGGGACGCGTCCGACGTCCGGGATCTCCTCACCGACCTGATCGACCTGGCGAACGGCATCGAGATCGAGGGCACCGACCCCGAGCACCACGCGGCGGACCCGCTGCCGGCCGACACGAAGCCGGACCGGCACCGGGGCACGTGCTTCTACTGCGGCTCGGCGATCGCCTACACGTCGACCGACACGTGGGGAGCCTGGTTCGACGGCAACTCGACCGACTGCCCCTCGTTCAGCTCCCCCGCTCCCCACGTGCCCCGGAAGCTCTCGTGACCGCGGCGACGAAGCCCACGGCCGACGAGCTGGGGCACGCGCTGTTCTACCTCCCCGGCGAGCGGATCGGCACCCGGCGGGACCCGGCGGACCTCACCGGCAAGCTCGGCAGCGACCGGTTCGTCATCGGCGAGCACGACGGCAAGCACCACCTGGTGATGACCAAGACCCGCGACCGGTGGGGCGCGAAGTACCTCCCCGGGAAGAAGCCGGCGTCGGCCAAGGGTGCCCGGCTCAAGAGCCGCAAGAGCGGGTGGACGACGTCGGCCGTAATGGACCTCTCCCTCCTCCTCGACCAGCTCTCCGACAAGACGGGCATGACCCACGACGAGGTGTTCCAGCGCCTCGTCGCCGGCGAGTACTCGACCTGGTACACGCCGCCCGGCTCGTGGGAGGAGTTCGCCCTCATCGGCGACAAGACCGACCCCGAGGGCTACGGCGCGTTCCTCGACGGGATGAAGAAGTGGGGCAACTGGGACCAGCCGATTCACCCGCTCGAGGCGGAGCTGATCGACGCGGCCGCGCGCGACGGCGCACTCGCCCGCGAGCGAGGCTGGGCGCGCTACGCCACCCTGAACGGCGGCTCCGTCGACTACGAGACCCTCCGCCGCGCCAGCCCTGCAGGGATGCCGCACGAGCCGGTCTTGCCCGGCTTCGAGCTGCTCCACGGCCTCCCGTGGGCACCGGTCACGTTCTCCGGTCGCCCCGCGTTCGACGACGTCGAGAAGCGCCGCATCGTGTTCGCCGACCTCACCGGCCCGTGCTGGTGGGGGCCGCACCTCAAGACGGCCGACGTGCCCGGCTCGCACACGCAGTTCGCCTCGTTCTCGGACCCGCGGCCGAACGTCCCCCCGACCCCGCCGCGCACGACGTCGGGGATCTTCGACAGCCCGTGGGGCACGCAGGAGGCCGCGGCCGCGTTCTTCCGCGCGGCCCGCGACAATCAGCAACGCCCGAACCGACCGACCTGGGACCAGTACTTCTGATGGACGACCTCGACGGCCTCATCGGCCCCCGCACCGCCGCGGCGATCGCCGTGTTCCAGATCGAGGACGAGCGAGACGTGCGCGCCGCGCTCGTCGACGCGCTCGTCCGCATCTCCGAGCTGGAAGCCCAGCTCGCCGACCTACAGGAGACCGACCAGTGAAGCTCACCGCCGACGACCACGACCACGCCGCCCGCGGCTTCGAGCGCCAGGCCCGCGCGCACGAACTCCTCGCGGACGGGGCCCGCAGCCTCGGCCTCACCGTCGAGGTGCACGACGCCCACCTGGCCGACGCCCGCGACCACCTCGAGCGCGCCTTCGAGCACCGGCACGAGGCCGGCCGGATCCGCGAGGCCGAGCACGACGAGCTCGTCGCTCTCCGGCAAGCCGTGTGGCGCGCCCACCTCGAAGCGATGGACCTGGTGCCGAACTTCGAGGAGGACGACTACGCCGCCGGCGCCGTGCTCATCGTGAACGTGTTGCCCTCGCCCTCCCCGCACCTCTGCGACGGGTGCGGCTCCACCGCCGACGAGGTCCGCCGCTACCGAGCCGGCGGCGCCCGCGCGTGCTGCCCCGACGACACCACGAGCCGGCTGTGGGCCGGCGACTTCGACCAGACCGCACCGACTCTCACTCCGGAGGAACGATGACCGACCAGACCCTCGACCACGCGACCGAGCCCCCGGACGAGGCCGTCCGCATCAGCAACGCCGGCGAGTTCGCCGCCGTCTGGAACACGCTCGACGCCGAGCAGCGCGACGAGTGGTTCCGTTCGTGGGCGCGCAACGCCGAGACCGCGCACCTCTGCGTGATCCAGAACCACTCCCGCTACCCCGAGCAGATCCAGGCGCTCCTGCAGCAGGCCGTTGTCGACGCCCGCGAGCTCCGCGCCGCGTACCGCGTCTTCGAGCAGCTGATCGTCCTCGCGTGGAAGGGCGGCCACGGCCGCGAGCTGCGCCGCAAGGTGATCTCCCAGATCAGGCAGGTGCTCCCGTGACCGACTACTCCGGCCTGATCGAGCGCATCGACGAGGAGATCTCCGAGTACGGCAAGGGCCGCGGCGAAGGCGCCCACAGCGACCCGCTCGTCATCGTGCTCCGCGCCTGCCGCGAGGCCCTCGAGCGCGAGTCCGTCCCCGACGTCGTCGAGTGCGACAGCGAGATCCACAGCTGGGCCGTGTTCCGCCCCGAGCAGGTCGACAGCTACGACCTCCGCTGCAACGTGACCGTGCCGCACATCCAGCACGAGGACACGAACACGGGCGCGACGTGGGATGACGAGAAGGCCCGGAGGTCCCGCCAGTGACCGTCACCGAGCCGGCACCGCGGCACGGCGAGCACAACGCGCCGGCGATCGCCATGCTGCGCCAGCTCCTCACCCTGCAGGCCGCCGGCGTCCCCGTCACCTGGTCGACCGTCGTCGACCGCACGGTCAGCGCCCGCGGCCTCCTCCTCAACACGGCGAACCGGATGCGGTACGAGCAGCTCCTCTCGCTCCTCGTCCGCCAGGATCTCGTCGCCGCCCGCACCGACCCGACCCTCGACCCCGATCCCTCCGTGGCCCTCACCGAGGCAGGGGCGGCCGTCCTAGCCCGCACCGGGGGCGCCGCACCCATCACCATCGCCGAGCCGTCCACGCCCGCTACCAGCTCGCTCTACACGTAGGAGACCCCGTGCCAACCCAGATCCCGATCCTCTCGCCCCTCGACATCGTGCCGGGCGCCGTCTCCCCTGACGGCCGCACGATCGCGCAGGCCAGCCTGTTCAGCACCCCGCGCGTGGTCCTCGTCACCGTCGAGTACTCCGACGGCGCCACCGACCGGTTCACCTGGCCGACGTCGACCGGCTGGACCTCGCCCGCGAACATCCCGTCCGTCACGCACACGCGCCCCTACCTCGAGTGGGAAGCCGGCACCGCGTGCGACGCGTGCGGGTCGACCGACACGTACCGCGACGGGTGGGGCCTCCCCGCGTGCCGCAACTGCCACGGAACGGTGGTCGCACGATGACCCGGCCCCGCACCCCCGAGCACTTCCCCCGCATGAAAGTCCGAGGCGGCCGGCGCCGGCACCACGAACGGTCGACCCAGCGCAAAGCCCTCGTGGCCCACTACGTCTCCCTCGGCAGCGGCGGCAGCTACGACCTCGGCGACCTCTTCACCCGCGCCGTCGATCGCTTCGTCTCCGGGATGACCGCGTTCGCCAACGCGATCGCCGGCCACCCCGCCGCAGACGATCACGCCCTGGCAGGCCCCCGATGAAGCGCCTCATCCTCCACCTCGCCCGCGTCCACGACCAGCGCCTCAAGCGCGCAGCCCTCGCCGCAGTCCGCGAGTACGAGCACCAGGCCAAGTGCGCCAACCTCCTCCAGGGGACACCCCTCGCCACACACGCCGACAACGCCACCAGCAAGGCCCGCCGCCGCTACGACCGCGCCGTCCGCCGCCTCGAACGCTGGCAAGACTGGACCCACCCCCCAGCGAAGTAGGCCACCGTACTGACGCACCCGACACCAGAGCCCTGACGTCGGCACACCCCGCGAGAAAGATCACACCATAGTGTCACCACGACAAGCCGCCAAAACGGGCCCCGAGGTACGTCCCCTCCCGCGCACGACCGCTGTCCCCGCCGAGGGCGCCGACCGTCTCCCGTGGGAACGCCTCGACGGCGAGACTGGCGCGGCGTTCGACGGGTTCCTGACGTACCGGGAGCTCGGGTATCAGCGCACTCTCCGCAAGGCGGCGATGGCGCACTACGAGATCCCGTCGTCCGAGTTCGACCCGCAGGGCACCCACAACGGCAAGCTGCGCACGATGGAGCGGTGGTCGTCCCAGAACCAGTGGGTCCGCCGCTGCGAGGAGTACGACGCCCACGTCCAGCGCATCGCGGACGCCGAGGATCTGCACACGATCACGGAGATGCGGTCCCGTCACGCCATCACGGCGCGGATCGCTCAGACGAAGGTGCTCGAGTTCCTCCGGTCGATGGACCCGAAGAAGATGACGATGAGCCAGGCGATGCAGGCGTACGAGATCGCGGTCCGGATCGAGCGGACCTCGCTGGGCGCACCGGACCAGGTGTTCCAGCTCACCGGCGCCGGCGGAGGCGCGCTCGAAGTCACCGACGTCACCCCCGAGGTGCTCGAGTCGAAGCTCCGCGCCTGGCTCGAGTCGAGGGACAGCCAGAACGCCATCGAGGCCGGCGAGCCGGACGGCCCCGACAAGGTCATCGTCGGCGACGAGGACATCCTGCCGACCGACGTCCCGGTCGCCCCGAACACCGCGACGGAGTGGCCGACAGCTCCGGCGCCCGACGACGGGCTCGCGTGGGGCGGCGACCCCTTCCCCCAGACCGGCACCGACGAAGACGAGGACGACGATGAGTAGGGCACGCAAGCAACGGAAGGCAGCACGGCGGGGGACAAAAGTCTCCGGAAACACGGCTCAGTACCCCGGAACGCCAGAAGTCGGGGTACAGATGAGGCACGGAGCACCTATCGGCCCGGTCGAGGGTGCGCTGCGAGTCAAGCAAATCGACGGCCCGATCCGGATCGACGACGACCCCGTGCTCGTCCAGATGAGGCACGCCCGACGCCTCGACCTCCTCGGGCGCGCGGCCGCCGCCGGCGTCGGCGTCCTCATCGTCGGGATCTGCGTCGGCACCGTCGTCGCCCTGCAGGAGTGGGGCGTCCTGTGAAGACCGAGAAGCAGCTCCTCGCCGAAGCCGTCGACCGGCTCGACCGCTACCTCAGCCGCAACCCGCTCGGCGTCCGCGGCGACCACGAGCACGACCGCGACTGGGCCGTCGCGCTCTTCCGCCTCCTCAAGTTCGGCGGCCTGCCCCGCGCAAACGAACGCCGAGCGGCCACGATGCGGATCGTCCACCTCGTGCTCGACGACCTGAGGCTTGACCGGTGACCGCCATGCGAATCAACCTGTCCGTGACAAGCGCAGACCCGGAGATCATCACCCGCAGCATCGAAGCGTTCGGCCGGTCGATGGCTGGGCTCGCGCTCGAAGGTGTCGACACGTTCCTGATCGTCACCGCCGACGACGACGGGGACGAGTCGTGAGCTACCGCCGCCGCGTCACCGTGCACTGCGATCACGTCATGGCCGACGGGATCCAGTGCGTGCAGCGCGTGTCCGGCGACACGCTCGAACAGGCCCGGCACGCGGCCGAGCGCCTCGGCTGGGAGGTCCGCATCCCCGACGACCGCACGCCGGCACGCCGCGACTCCCGCCTCGACCTCTGCAAGATCCACCGTGGGTAGGCACCGCAGGCCAAGCCCGCGCCCCTCGGCCCGGCAGGTCATCCGCGCCGGCGCCGAACGCACGGCAGGGCTGACAGGCGTCGCATCGTTCGACGCTCACCACCGCGAGCACCTCGACGCTGCCCTCGCCGCTCTCCTCGGGCAGCTGCACACCGACCGCCCGAACGCGCGCCTCGAGTACGTCGGCTCCGACATGGGCGGCCCGATCTATCGGGTGGTCGACGACTGACCGGCTGGCGCGTCACCCCCTGGTGTGAAAGCATGACCGCATCACCCCCCTCCGGAAGGAACAGCCCGTGCACGACCCCGCCGATCTCCTCCACCTGGCCCAGCGCCTCGAAGAGCACGCCGAACGCCTCCGCTCGCAGGGGTACGTCCCCGAGCACCATCTCGTCGTCGACCTGCGCGAAGCAGCGACCGCGCTGACCGACATCGGGAACGCCGACTGATGGCCGAGTCGAAGCTCGACCACCGCATCGCCACGCACGAGGGCATGAGGCTCTCGGCCGAGCGGCGCCGGGACAGCGCCGAGAAGGGCCGCATCGCCGCGCAGTCCGCGGTCCGGTACGTCCGGCAGCAGCTCGCCGAGATCGACATGGACGCCGTGACCGTGACCGTAACCCGGCTCGCTGACCACGCCGCGCGCGAGGCCCGCGCGCTCGCCCCCGACTACGACCTGATCGCCGACCTCGACGAGGCTCGGCGTCTCCTCCTCGCGACCAGAGAGTTGAGCATCTGATGGACCACATGACCCCGAAGGACGACCGCACCCCGTTGCCGTGGGCGCCGAAGCGCACAGCTCGGGAGCGGATGCGCGACATGCTCTCGATCACGTCGAGGCAGCACGACCACGACGCGACGCTGAACACGACCACGCCCGACGTCGACCGGCCGTACATCGAGCACGGCACCCGCGGCTACACGAAGCTGGCGGTCACTCCGGCCGGGCCCGTCGTCGAGGCAGGGCAGCCGGCGCAAGGCACCCCGCAGATCACGACCGAGCCGCACCCCGACGCGTACGGCCGGCAAAGCGCCCGCGACCTGGTCCGCGCGATGGGCGGCAAGCTCCCGCTGTCCGAGGTCCTGAACGCCGACGGCACGTGGACGATCACCGCGGCGGGCAACATCATGGACGGCGTCGAGGTGGTCAAGCTCGCGCCCGGGATGCCGATCTTCACCTCGAAGGGCCCGACCCCGTCCGTCGTGAAGCCCAGGACCCCGAGCGATCGGATCCACTTCGACACGGCGCCGACGCCTCGGCCCGACGCGGCCGAGCTGCTCGAGAAGTGGGGCTACACGTACGAGCCGGACGACACCGTGACCCGCGAGCAGATCAACGAGTACCTCGGCCGCCGCGGCATGTCGGTCGACTGGGACGAGCTGAACGCCCTGGCTGTCGACGCCATCGAGCGCGCTGAGCAGTACTCGTTCGACTCCGACGGCTTCGCGGTCGTGGCGGCCAGCACGCGCCGGTCGTCGCCGATCTTTGCCGAGCTCGCCGACGCGTGGAACGGTCGCCTGTACGACGCCGACGACGAGGCCAGCGCCTACCCGGTCGGCCCGCTGTGAGCCCGCTCATCGCCGGCGTCTTCATGGTCGTCGCGCTCGCCGGCAGCTGCATCTCCCTCGGGCACGCCCTCATGCGACGGGCGGACGAGTCGTGAGCTGGATCTCCTGGTTGGCCCTCGTGCACGGGACGCTGAGCGTCACGTTCGTCGTCCTGACGATCACGTTCCAGCGCGCCCTGCACCGCGAGCGCGCCGAGCGTGCTGAGGAGAAGCTCGTCGACATCCGGCAGCGGGCCCGGACGTACGATCGCCACGTCGCCCGCGAGCAGTACCTGAACGGCGCGATCCGCGCCCTGGTGAAGGGCGGCGGCCCCGACGCCGAGGCCGCCCTATCCGCCTACTCGCACGAGACCCCGTACCCGAACCAGGAGACCGAATGACCAGCCTGCTCAACCCCTTCACCCCGACGCCGCCCCAGGCCGTCACAGCCCCGGTCACGCCCGTCCCCGACCCGGTTCCGACGGCCACCCACACCGTGCGCGTCACCGTCGACGTCGAGGTGTGGGTCGGCACCCCGCGGATCGACGTCGGCAAGGCCGTGGTCACCGCGATGGAGGAGTTCGTCGGCCACGTCGACGGCGGCCTCGACAGCGTCAGGGTCGAGAAGCGATGAGGCCCACACGCGAGCAGGTCGCGGCCGAGGTCAAGAGGGTCACGCACGCGTGGTCCGGGCCGGCGATGGACGAGTTCATCAACGACCCGCCGACGGCCAAGCAGCTGGCCATCGCCGACGCCGTGCTCAAGCTGTTCCCCGAGGAGGCCGACCAGTGACGTACCCGCAGGACCCGCACCGCGAGCAGTACCGCCGTGCGGGTCTCCGGACCCCGGAGGACTACGACATCGCCGCGGCCCTCGTCGAGCAGCTCGGCGTCCCCCGCAACCGCGTCATCCTCGGGGGGATCATCGCCCAGCACGACGGCGTGCACGTCCTCATCAAGACGCTGCAGTACGACCACGCCGGCAGGGTCGTGCTCGAGCCGAACGGGTCCGGCTACATCAAGCTCACCGAGACGCTGCACGTGATCCCCGAGGGGCACCCGTGGCGGACGGCGTGAGGGTCCCGAAGGAACGCCTCCCGCAGAGCGCCACGATCACGATGCCGGTGTACGTGCTCGAGGAGGTCCTCGTCGCGCACCAGCGCCTCAGCATCTCGTCGTGCTCGTGCGGGTGGGGATCTCACAACGGCCAGATGGGCCAGAGCTTCGCCGCGCACGTCGCCTGGCAGGCCGGGCAGGCCGGTACGATCCGCTCATGATGCACGTGAAGATCGGCGGCCTGATGCTCCCCGCCAAGACGGCGGAGTTCTACGCGGCGCGCGCTCACGTGCACGGCGTCAAGCCCGTCGACCTCATGGCCGAGGTCCTCCGACGCGCGGCCGCTGGCGCCGACGCCCCGCGCACGCCGGCGCCCGCCGCGGCCGCGCCCGTCGGCCCCGAGCACCCGACCGCGAACCGCCTCCACGACGACGCCGTCGACCAGGCCGCTGAGGACCGCGCGGCCGAGCGTGCCCGGCTCCGCGAGGAGGCCCGCGCGCTCCGCCCGCTGCCCGGCGCGCACCGTCTGCCGGACGACGTCGCGCCTCCTCTCGTCGAAGTAGTCCACCCGACGCCGGCGCCGCGCACACCGAAGGCGCCGGTGCACGCGCGCACCCCGATCAGCGAGCACGGCCTCGGGCGGAAAATGTCCGAGGCCGACCTCGAGCGGATGCAGGAGCTGTACCGCACCGGTCTCTCCGACACGGCGATCGCCCGCGAGATCGGCCGGTCGCAGCCGCAGGTCAGCAAGCGGCTCCGCGAGTTCGGTCTCCCCTCGAACAGCCCGAAGGGTCGGCGGTCGTGATGGACCACTACCGGCCCGACGAGCACCCCCGGCACCTCCGCGGCCGCCAGCGGTCGTGCATCCCCGGCGTCGTCTGGCTCCTCGGCAACGCGATCGCCCTGGCCGCGCTGATCGTCCTGCTCTGGCCCTGACGCACCCGGGTATGATCCCCGGGTGACCCAGACCCTCGAACGCTTCGGCTCGCTGAGCACGGCGGATCGCCAGGCGTTCTTCGAGTCGATGTCCCGCACCGAGCGGGCCTCGCTCGAGAAGCAGATCGACGCCGGCATGGGCTCGCCCTTCGGCCAGTACCGGTACGACCCCGTCGGCTTCGTGCACAACGTCCTGAACGAGCCGACCTGGTCGCTGCAGCGCGAGATGCTCGAGTCGGTCCTCCGGTACAAGATCACCGTCGTGCCCGCCGCGCACTCGGTCTCGAAGTCGCACACCGCGGCCCGCGTCGTCGCCTGGTGGACGTCCGTCCACCCTCCGGGCACGGCCCTGACGATCACGACGGCGACGAACTTCCAGCAGGTCAAGACGATCCTCTGGCCGCACATCCGCCGCATGGTGAGCAGGCACGACCTGCCCGGCCGGACGAACACGACCGAGTGGATCGTCGACCGTCCCGACGGCGAGGGCACCGAGCTCGCCGCGTACGGCTTCTCCGCGAACGACAACGACGAGGCTGCCGTGCAGGGCCGCCACGCCCCGCACATGCTGATCGTCGTCGACGAGGCCGGCGGCATCAGCCACGAGCTCGGGAAGGCCCTGTACTCGCTCCTGACCGGTGGACACACGCGGATGCTCCTCATCGGCAACCCGTCGACCGAGGCGGAGAACACCTGGTTTCAGCGGCGCGCGGAGAGCGGCCGGAAGAACACGAACGTCATCCCGATCAGCGTCTTCTCGACGCCGAACTTCACGGGCGAGAAGGTTGACGACTGCGCCTCCTGCCCGGCCGGCACCCCGCCGCACAGCATCGCGACGCACCTGGTCGACAAGGCCTGGCTCGACGAGGTCGTCGACGAGTTCGGCGCCGACTCCCCGTACATCGAGGCCCGCGCGCACGCCCGGTTCCCGTCGAATATCCAGGACAAGGTGCTCCCGATCACCTGGCTCGAGTCCGCGATGGCGACGACCGAGCACAGCGTCACGACCGGCGACATCCGCCTCGGTGTCGACGTCGCGGCCGACGGTGGCGACGAGTTCGTCATCGCGTGGATCGACGGCATGAAGGGCTCGATCGTGCACAGCTCGGTCGGCGCCCAGAACGAGAACAGCGCGGTCGTGGCCGACAAGATCCTCGAGTGGATCCACAAGGCCGAGAGCGAGCACGCCGTCCGTGGGAACACGACGAAGGTCCGGGTCAAGATCGACGCGATCGGCGTCGGCTGGGGCGTCGTCGGCGACCTGATCCGCCGCGGCGACGAGGGCAAGCACAAGTCCGAGATCGTGGCCGTGAACGTCGCGAAGAACGCCTCCGAGCCGGACAAGTACGCGAACCAGCGGGCCGAGATGTGGTGGAACCTCCGCCGCCTGATCCAGCCCACGATGCGCCAGCTCACCCTCGTCGACGACGGCGGCACGTCGCCGTTCTCGATCACCGAGTACGAGGGCCCCGTGGTCCTCGACATCGACACCCGCGTGAAGGCCCAGCTCACCGGCCCGATGTTCCGCACCGACGGCAGCAACCGCATCGTGATCGAGAAGAAGGCCGAGATGAAGCGCCGCGGCCTCCGCTCGCCCGACCGCGGCGAGGCGCTCCTCCTCGGGTACTTTGAGCCGCCCGAGGAGACGACGACCCTCAAGCCGTTCGGCGCCGTCGGGCTCGGGAAGCCGATCTCCTGGCGCGACGCCTAGACTCGGGCTGCGCTCGATTCGGGTCGGACGCGGAGGGCTCCACCAGGTCGGGTACTCGGTGGGGCCCTCTCCCGTAGGCTGCCGGGCATGACCGACCTGACCCAGACCCTGAGCACCATCGCCCACGACGCCGCGTCTCCCTTCGCCGTCGTGCACGGAGAGCCCGAGACCATCGAGCGATTCGACACCGAGCGGGAGGCCCTCGCCCGCGTCGCCGAGCTCGACGACGCCTCGGCCGCCGAAGCCCGCCAGCTCGTCGACGGCATCGACCCCGCGGTCGCCGCGACCGTCGCCCCCGTGAAGCACTACGCGATCGACACGTCGACCCGCGAGCTCGTGACCCACGAGGCCGGCGTCCCCTCCGAGGGGGGCACGCGCCGGGGCACCGTCCCCGCGACCACGGCGGCCGTCACGGGCCTCGGGGCCGTCACCACCACCACCACCCCGGAAGCGCGCGCCGCGGCCGCCAACGGCGTCCAGACGTCCGCAGCCGCCGGCACCCCGTGGCACCCCGACGAGATCGACGGCCGCCGCCTCGACCAGACCGAGGGCAGCACCCGCGAGATGACCCCGCGCGAGCGCGCCGAGGCCCGGTTCTTCTCGGCCGCGACGTCGGGCCCGCCGGCCCCCGAGCAGAAGGCCGCGGCGACCGAGCTGCAGGCCGCGCTCCTCGACTACGCCGAGGCCATCTACCGCCTGGTGCCCGCGGGCCCCTGCCGCGCCACCGCGCTGACACAGCTGCAGGGCGCCGGCATGTGGGCCGTCCGCGGGATCTTCGACGACGGCCGCTCGAAGCTCAGCTAGACTCGACCCCGCACAGCGCACCTCCGGGCAAGTGGGTCGGAGATGGGACGGGGGAGCTCACCCCAGCGCACAGCGAGCACGACGATCGAACGCCCCGCCCGGTGGCCCCGGAGCGGGGCGTTCGTGTACCGTCGCCCGGGTCGCAACGCCTGCAGCCACCGCGACCACGAGAGCCCCGCCGGAGGAGTAGACCGGCGGGGCTCTCGCGTGTCCGCAACCCGGGTGTGGCGATCGCGCGTCTACGCTGGTCGGGACCGCGCAGCATCCACAACCCCGGTGAGGATCCATGACCGACATCACGCCGCACAGGGTCGGGGCCACCCCGGCCACGCCCGCCCCGACGCCCGCGCAGATCGAGAACGTCGCCGCCGCCGAGCCGGTCCGCATGGAGGACATGCCGGCCGGCCTCCGCGAGTTCGGCGACACCGGCCTCAAGCGCGCCGGCGGGTTCATCGGCGAGGAGTTCCTGACCGAGCTGTCCGGCCGCTCCGGCATCAAGGTGTTCAAGGAGATGTCCGAGAACGACCCCGTCGCGGGCGGCATGATGTTCGCGATCGCGCGCATCCTCGGCCGGCTGCCGTGGGAGATCCAGGACGACCCCGACGCGGGCCCCGCCGACGTCGCGGCCGGCGACTTCATCCGCGAGTGCTTCGACGACATGAGCACCCCGTGGTCGAACGTGCTCGAGGACATCCTCTCGATGGGCCCGTACGGCTGGGCGCTGCTCGAGATGAACCTCAAGCTCCGCCGCGGCCCCGACGACCTCTCCGGCCCCGAGGGGTCCGAGACGATGCACCAGTCGAAGTACTCGGACGGCAAGATCGGGTGGCGCGGGTTCAAGATCCGCGCGCAGGACTCCCTCGTGCAGTGGGAGTACGACGACCACGGCGGCCTCGTCGGGATGACGCAGCAGGTCGACCAGGGCGGCGGGCTCCGGAAGATCCCGATGGCGAAGAGCCTCCTGTTCCGCACGTCGACGTTCAAGGACAACCCCGAGGGGCGCTCGCTGCTCCGCGGCGCGTACCGGCCCTGGTACTTCAAGAAGCGCATCGAGGAGATCGAGGGCATCGGCATCGAGCGGGATCTCTCCGGTCTCCCCGTCGCCACGCTCCCGCCCGAGTACTTCTACGAGAACGCGTCGGCCGAGCACAAGGCGACGCTCCGCACGATGCAGAACCTCGTGACCCAGATCCGGAACGACGAGTCCGGCGGCATCGTCATGCCCGTCGCGTTCGACTCGCACGGGAACAAGCTGGTCTCGCTCGAGCTGCTCGCCGCGCCAGGCGCGAAGGGCATCGACGTCGGCGGGACGATCACCCGCAAGTCGCAGGAGATGACCATGAGCATCCTCATGGACTTCCTGCTCCTCGGCCACGAGGGCGTCGGCTCGTTCGCGCTCGGCGCCTCCCGGATCGACCTGTGGACGATGGCGATCCAGCAGATCGCGAAGATCATCGCTGAGACGTTCGACCAAGGCGCGATCGCCCGGCTGCTCAAGTTCAACCGCATCCACGTCGACAAGCCGCCGCGCCTCGTGTTTGGCGACATCCAGAACGTCGACCTCCCCACGATCGGCGCGTTCATCGAGCAGATGGTCAACAGCGGCGCGCTCGTCCCCGGCCCCGAGCTCGACGAGTTCGTCCGCAAGGTCGGCAACCTGCCGCCCGCGACCGCGCAGACGTTCCGCGATGATCCTGGTCAGTAGGCGGGCGCCGCTCTCGAAGGCGGCCCTCCCCGACGACGAGCGTGACCCCGAGGTCGGCGGCCACGAGGCGAAGGTCGGGCAGATCATCTACTCGGCGATCCTGTGGCTCGCCCGCACCGTGCCCGACGACCTCGGCGCCGGCACCTCCGTCGAGGAGTTCGGCCGCGGCATCGACTGGATGGAGTTCAGCGAGCGGTTCACCGACGTGCGCGACCCGCTCCGGAAGGTCGTCCTGCAGGCCGGCCGCGACGAGGTCAAGCAGATGCGGACCACCATCCGGAAGGCCGCGGGCGACGTCGCGGTCGGCACGGCCGTCGAGGAGGTCGTCGTCGACGGCGCATTCGAGGTCATCGACCAGGCCGCCGTCGCGTTCGCCGAGCAGCTCGCCGGCCAGCTCGTCGTCGAGATCTCCGACGGGATCCGCGCGGCGATCGCCGACCTCGCGATGCAGGCCACGCTCGGCGACCTCACCGGCGCCCAGCTCGCCCGCAAGCTCCGCTCCGTCGTCGGCCTGCACGCCGCCTGGCGGGCCGCCGTCGACAAGACCTACGACCGGACCCTGGCCGCGGCGCTCGCCGACGGGAAGACGACCGTGGCCCGCGCGACGATGCTCGCGACGAAGGCCTCCGAGGCGAAGGCGAAGGCACTCCTGAACCGGCGGGCCTGGAACATCGCCCGCACCGAGACGCAGCGCGCCCAGAACCTCGGCAAGTACGCCGGCTGGCAGGAGCAGGTCTCGGCCGGGTGGGTGGCGCCCGACAGCCTCAAGGAGTGGGAAGAGGGCCGCGACCCGTGCGACACGTGCGCGCCCCTCGTCGGGCAGATCGTCCGCTGGGACGAGCCGTTCTCGAACGGGATGCTCATGCCTCCGGACCACCCCTCCTGCCGCTGCACCGCGAACATGCTCCCCCCCGACGACGAGTTCGTCGCGACCATGAACGAGCAGCGGGCCGCCCGCGAGCTCGCCGCGGCCGCGTGACGGCGCGCCGCCCTCGCACACACACGACCCCGAGTAGGAAGATGACCCCCATGACCGAGACCCTCCGCAAGTCCCTCACGATCGCCGCCGCGACGAAGCTGGCGAAGGAGTACGACGACGACGGCTTCACGACGGCCGTCGAGTCCGCCCGCGCCGCCGGCCTGCAGTCGATCGAGGTCGTCACCGTCGAGAGCAACGGCGACGTCGACATCCTCGTGCAGCGACCGAAGGGCGTGATGATCGCCTGGAAGCCGCAGAGCTGGGACCGCGAAATGTACGCCATCCCCGGCGGCGAGCCTGCCGACGAGATCCACCTCACCGTGCTCTACCTCGGGGACATCGCCGACTACGACGTCGAGAAGCAGCGGACGATCATCGGCATCGTGAACGAGATCGCCGTCGACACGTCGATCCTCCGCGGCAAGATCAACGGCTTCGGCCGGTTCCTCGGCGACGGCACCGAGGACGAGGCCCTGTGGCTCGGCGTCGACATCCCCGGCCTCGGCGCGCTGAACGAGCTCCTCCGGTCGAAGCTCGACGAGGCCGGCATCGAGTACTCGACCGAGCACCCCGAGTACCACCCGCACATCACGGTCGCGTACGTGCCCGCCGAGAAGGAGACCCCCTCGGTCGTCGTCGCGCCGAAGAGCCTGACCGTCGACCAGCTCACGATCTACTTCGGCGGCCTCGAGTACCCCGTCAGCCTGCAGTGGAACGAGGGCCTCGGCTACTGGGACGACGACGACTACGTGCCCGGCATCGCGTCGGCGCCGAACGTCTACTACCCCGACCTCGCGAAGAGCGTCGCGAAGCAGGCCGTCGTCTCCGAGGAGCAGCGATACACCTACGGCCCCTGGTACGTCCCGGACTCGGTCGACGCGCACGGCGAGTTCGCCACCGCCGACACCGTGCAGCAGGCGCTGTGGAAGTACGTCGACGCCGGCAACCGCGACATCATGCTGCAGCACAACACGCTCATCAAGGCCGGCCGGTGGGTCGAGCTCGCGACCGTCCCGTTCCCGCTGTCGGTCCCCGTCGAGGGCCCCGAGGGGATGCAGAAGCACACCTACCCGGCGGGCACGCCGTTCATGGGCGTGATCTGGGAGGAGTGGGCCTGGGACCTCATCAAGTCCGGCGACCTCCGTGGGTTCTCCGTCGGCGGCACGGCGTCGCGCCTGGTGGCCGACATCGACACGCACGAGACGGACCTGGACGCGCTCGTCCCGACCGAGTAACGTCGGCAGCGCCTCCCTGGCAGGCTCGCCCCCTGAACGCCCCGCACCTTCCCTGACCCGAGGTGCGGGGCGTTCGGCCGTCCTGGGCCATCCTCGCGCCGCTCCGACCGCCCCTCGGCTCGTCGGGCACGTGGCCGCCGACAGCGCGGAGCTACGATCCGGGCATGGCCTACACCGACCTCTCCTCCGGCACGATCGTCTTCGAGGCCGTGGGCGTGCTCGCCGACGGTGACGACGCCGACCTCACGCCCGACCTCGAGCTCCTCACCGGCGTCGTCATGCTCACGCCGAACGTCGGGATCTGGCGGCAGATCGGCACCGACTCGAGCATGAGGATCGTCGCCGCCCGGCCGCTCGTCTGCCAGCTCGTGAACGGCAAGCTCGTCGCGCCCGACGGGAAGACCGTCCTCCGAGTACTCGCGACCGACGCCCCGAACCTGCAGCCGTCCTCGTTCCAGTGGGTCGCGACGTTCCAGCTCTCCGGGATCTCGACGCAGCCGGCGCCGGTGACGTTCAACCTCCCGGCCGGCACGACCGTCAACCTCGCCTCCGTGCTGAACGTCGGCGCCCAGCCCAACGTCGTCACCGTCGTCTCCGAGCAGTCCCGGCTCGACGCGATCGCCGCGGCCAACCGCGCCGAGGCCGAGGCCGACCGGGCGCAGGCGATCGCCGACAGCGTCGGCACCGGCACGCCCGGCGAAGGCGGCACCGGCGACGGCACCGACCTCGTGGCGCGGCAGTCGGCGGCCGACGCCCAGCAGCGCGCCGACGCCGCCTACGCGCTCGGCGCGGCCGCGTACGTCTTCCCGGCCGGCGGGATCCCCGAGACCTCCCTGGCGACGGCGTTCCGCGAGGCGATCGCCAGCATCCGGACGACGGCCGAGGGCGCCCAGACGGCCGCGACGAACGCGCAGACGACGGCCAACGGCAAGTTCACGATGCCCGTGAACGGCCTGACGACCGCGAACCTCGCGCAGTCCGTCATCGACTCCCTCAACCGAGCCAACAGCGCCCTGCAGTCGGCTCCGGTGACCTCGGTCGCGGGCAAGACGGGCGCCGTGACCCTCGCGAAGGGCGACGTCGGGCTCGGCCAGGTCGACAACACCAGCGACGCCGCGAAGCCCCTCAGCACGGCCGCGACGAACGCTCTCGCCGCGAAGGCGGATCTCGTCGGCGGTCTCATCCCGACGTCGCAGCTGCCTCCCCTCGCGCTGCACACCAGCGCGCCCGTCGCCGACGAGGCCGCGATGCTCGCCCTCACGGCGTCGCAGGTGCAGCCCGGCGACCTCGCGATCCGCGCCGACGGCAAGGGCACCTGGATGCTCATGGCGTTCCCCGCGACGTCACTGGCGAACTGGAACCGGCTCGACAGCGTCGCCGACACCGTCTCCTCCGTAAACGGCCAGGTCGGGACCGTCGTGCTCGGCAAGGGCGACGTCGGCCTGGCGAACGTCGACAACACCTCGGACGCGGCGAAGCCCGTGAGCACCGCGACGCAGACGGCCCTCTCGGGCAAGGCGGCCGCGGTGCACACGCACACGGCGTCGGACATCAGCGACTCGACGACGTTCGGCCGCGGTGTGGTCACCGCGGCGAGCGCCGCTGCAGCGCGCGCGGCGATCGGCGCCGGCACCGGCTCGTCCGACCTCACGCTCGGCTCGACGGCCGGCACGGCGAAGCCCGGCAACTATGCGCCGGCGTCGACCGACATCAGCGACTCGACCGCGACCGGGCGCAGCGTCATCACGGCGACGTCGCAGGCGGCCGCGCGCACCTCCCTCGGGATCACCGGGACCGGCCAGGACGGCCAGCAGGGCGCGCAGGGCGTCCCCGGCGGCTTCATCCTCCTGGCATCCGGCGCGACGTTGGCGCCGACGAACACCCCGGTCGGCACGCTCGTCGGGTACAGGAGCTAGGCGTGGCGTTCACGATGCCGGTCCGCCGGACTCCGACGTACACGATCCTGTCGGGCGGCACGCACGTCCACACGTTCGACTCGTCCGTGGCCGTCGGCGACGTGATGATCGCGACCATCGAGCAAGTCACCAGCGCCACGGTCCCGGCCCCGGCGGGCTGGACGCAGCGGTACTCGGTCACCCACAACACGCGCGTGCTCCTCGTGTTCACGAAGGTCCGCGAGGCGGGCGAGACCAGCGTCACGATCTCCCGCGCGACGTCGGGCGCCGGCAAGCTGTCGGTCGCAGCTCTCGGCTCGGCGAAGACCGACCCGGCGACGTGGATCTTCGGCACCGGCAAGAACCGCGGCACGTCCCCGGTCGACACGAACCTGCAGACGACCGCGCTGAGCATCACGACGTCGCAGGCGAACACGATGGTCGTCGCGATCTTCGGCGAGGCCACGACGACGGGCGAGACGGCGACGCCGCCGACGATCTCCGGTGCGACGTTCTGGCACTTCACCCCGCAGACGAGCACGAACGAGATCGAGACCGTCCTCCTCGGGTACAAGGAGATGGCGACCGCCGGGGCGACCGGCACGGCCGTCGCGACGTACCAGAACCCGCAGGCGTCGAACGGCGCCGCGCTGCTCATCGGCTTCCCCGGCGTCGAGACGACCACCCCGACGATCCCGAAGCTGGCCGGCAAGGTCGTCGACGAGACCGGCGCAATCGTGAACGTCGGGCTCACGGCCACGGCCGCGGCGAGCGACGGCTCCGGCTCCGTCGTCGAGGTCGGCCTGGCGAAGCTCGACTACGTCCACGGCGGGCTGACGGTGCAGGACCTCTCGACGATCTCCCGCGTCTGGACGATGGGCCACCGCGGCGGGTCGATCGACTACCAGGAGCACAGCGAGCGCGGCTACTTCGAGTGCGCGATCAACCACATCGACGTGATGGAGTTCTCGGTCGGGATCAGCTCCGACGGCGTGCTGTTCGGCCTCCACGACGACACCCTGAACCGGACGTCGTCGTCCCTCGGCCCGACCGCGGCGAACGGCGGCACCGACGTCAAGCCGACCGACCTGACGTGGGCGCAGATCTCCCAGCTCGTGCAGGACCTCCCCAACAGGGGCGACACGCGCTTCACGACGGCGCCGTACCTCAAGCTCGACGACTTCGTCGACCGGTGGGCGGCGACACACACGCTGGCATTCGACCCGAAGCTGCTCAACACGACGCAGCGGCGCACCATCCTCATGCCGCGGCTGCAGCAGATCCCGAGCTACCGGTCGCACGTGATCGGCAAGTACTACACGACGGGCACGGCGATCGCCGACGAGTTCCACGGCATCGGCTGCCCCGTGTGGGGGTACAGCTACACGGCCGACGTCGGCGCGCTCGAGCCGCTGTCGTCGTCTCCCGACGGCACGGAGGCCGGGCGCCGGTTCATCGTGCGGACGGACTCGCAGAGCACGTCGGCGACGGCGTCGAAGTGGGACTACCTCGGCCTCGAGTACGCCGCGGACGCGCGAGCGTGGGCGGCGATCAAGACGATCGCCGGGTCGAAGCGGGTCCTCGGGCACATCGTCGGCACGGTGGCGAACGCCGACTCCGCGGTGGCGAAGGGCGCGAACGCGCTGCAGGTGGCGGGCGTCCGGGCGGTCATGGCGAAGTACTGAACCACCCGTTTCTCACCCGTTCTGGCCCCGAAAAACAGGCCTATACCGTCCGTTGTCCCATAGTGTTATTGCTATGAACAACACCCCGAAGATCAGCAACCTGATCGCCCTCATGTCCCTCGAGTCCGTCTTCCACGCCAGCCAGTCGGACCTCTCGGCCCCGACCACGCTGGACCAGGTGACCGACACCTTCGGTCCCTACCTCCCGAGCAGCCACACCGATCTGATCAACCTCGAAGACCTCGAGACGGTCCTCCTCATCGGGATGGGCGTGCACGAGCTCACCGCGCGGGCCAAGGCTCAGCAGGAGGAGTACTCGCCGGTCGAGTACATGCTGCGCGAGCGTCTCCACAAGGCGCTGAGCGTCTTCTGCCCCTCGGCCCTCGAGAACTGGTAGCCACTCACCCCCCGGGCCCCGGCATCCGCCGGGGCCCTTTCCCGACCCCCTCAGAGGAGATCACCATGAGCCCCACCCTTCACCCCGTCCCCGCGTTCACCGAGGCCTACGTGGCCGCCCTCAAGCCCGGCGACCGCATCGTCCTCGGGAACAACTCGTCGACCGTGTTCCTGGTCGTCGGCCCGGTCACCGACAGCCTGCTCCCCGTCGTGCGCGAGGACGGCGGCAAGCCGTCCCCGATCGGCCGGCGCCGGTGGGTCGAGATCGCGAAGCTCACCCCTCCGGCCGAGCCGGTGTCGCGGTCGTCGCAGAACGCCGGCTACGGCTACGTCGCCCCGACGATCCCCGTGCCGATCCTCACGGCCGAGACGCAGCCGATGCGGTGCCGGTGCGGCGCGACCGTCAAGCTCAGCGACACGGCGGGCAGCTACGGCGCGGGCTTCGTGCACGAGTCCGAGGTCGAGCTCCCCGAGGGCTTCGACCGGTTCAGCAGCCACCGGATCGGCGAGAGGTCGTACGACGTCCTCCCCCGGTGCGAGCACTGCGGCGGCGTCGGCCACGTCACCTACACGCAGCACGCCTGGTACGACGAGTGGTCGTGCGCCCGGTGCGGCGGGTCGACCGGCTACGGGATCGGCGACTGACCATGATCGAGAGCGTGACGTACCCGGCCGCCGACGGTGAGCTGACGACCGTGCCCGTGACCGACCACGGCGACGACGGCCTCTCGATCGACAAGGCGACCTTCGACCGGCTCGCCGAGCTGTGGGCCAACGACGACACCGAGCAGATGCGGACGGTCCTGTGGGACGAGGCCGCGGGCGCGTGGATCTACGCCTGGCACGAGTCGGGGCAGGGCATCGTGCTCGAGCTGTGGCACGACGCCGGCGCCGGTGAGGAGGTCTGGATCCACGAGGCTCCGTTCGCGCACGAGCTGCTCACCGAGTGCCGGCTGTGCCGCGGCTCGGGCCTGGTGGCCGTCGGCTCCTGGGGATCTCGGCCGCCGCGCGAGATGTGCCCGGAGTGCTTCGGTCAGCGGCGCGTCAGCGTGGCCCACACGTACACCGATCCGACGATCTGAATCACCCCTCGAACCACCCGCTCTCACCCCTCGGGAGCGGGTGGTTCCCCCATAGTGTGAAAGCACTTCACCATCACCACTACGGAAGGAACAGCCCGTGCAGTTCACCATGCAGGTCAAGATGACCAACAGCGAGATGCGGACCCCCGAAGACCTCGCCGGCGTCCTCGCCGACGCGGCCGAGCAGCTCTCGCGTCACCGGAACAAGGGCCGCCTGCTCGACGTCAACGGCAACGTCGTCGGCCAGTTCGAGGTCGTCGGCGACGACGAGCGTCACCTCGACATCGCGCTCGTCAAGCGCGAGGAGCTCGAGGACATCCAGCGATGGGCGCGCGAGGACAAGAAAACCACCCTCCTCGCGGCCGTCGGCCAGCTCGCCTTGGAGATCCAGTCGTGAGCGTCGAGCTGCCCGTCGGCAGGATCATCGGCGTGAACCACCGGTCCGACGCGTACCCGGCCGAGGTGCTCGGCCACCACGGCACCGACGGCGTCATCATCAAGACCCTCGTCGACCTCCACGACGACGAGGGCGACGTCGAGTACTCGGCGGGCACCGTCATCGTGCTCGACTACCTGTACGTCACGAACGACGACCTCGCGAACGAGGACCCCGGCGTCATGCCGGTCACCGTCCGCAAGATGGACGTGCCCGACGACCCGGCAACGTCTCTCCTCCGGTCCACCCGGGCGCAGCAGGCCACGCTCGACCAGCTCGTGCTCGAGCTGCCCGACGGCGAGATCCACGCCGAGCTGTTCGTGTTCGACGGCGAGACCCTGTTCCTCCGGCTGCAGCACGCCGAGCACGAGCAGCACGTCCTCCGGTTCTCGATCGGCGCGGGCGGCGACCTCGCAAGCGACAACGGCTCGCCGCTCACCGTCGCGCACGTGGCCCTCTGGTACGTCTCGATCGACGAGGTCAGCTGATGCGCGTCTCCGACCGCCTCGTCGTCCAGCTCGTCGGCGACGACCGACTCGTGTTCGTCGACGACCAGACCGGCGCCGAGGCCATCGTGCCGGTCGCTGAGGCCGAGCGCACCGTCCGAGTACTCGACGAGGACATCGTCGAGCGTGGCTACGGCGTGCTCCCCGCGGGCGGCGGCGACGTCGTCACGATCGGTCCCGACGAGCTCCCCGGTGTGCAGCGCGCCGTCGAGTACTTCGCCGCGGCCGCCGCCGTGCCGCTCGCCGAGCAGCTGGCCCAGATCCAGGTCGTCGAGATCCGCGACGGCGACGACCTCCGTGAGTTCCTGAGAGGACAGTTCCTGTGACCGACCCGACCCCCGAGCCCGACTACCGCGGCCTGATGCTGTGGGTCTACCGCAGCGGCGATCGCGCCGCCTACAACGCGTGGCCGACCAACAGCCGCGGCATCGCGCCGTCCGTCGACCGCGTCGTGCTCATCGACGAGGACGCGCCGAAGATCTTCAGTCCGGCCCTCGACATGCCGGCGGTCAAGATCGTGCGGCGCAACCTCTGGGGGCGACCGGCCTGGTACGTCGTCCCGCTCGACTTCGAGCCGGGCGAGGGGATGGACGGCGGCACGTACGTCGGCTCGTCCGACTCCCGGTGGTACGACCTCTGCAGCGCGGTCGGCTACCCGTCGCCCAGCGGCAGCGTCCTGCTCCCCGTGCACGACAGGATCGAGCTGTGAGCGGCGACGACGGCATGGTCCGCGGGCGCCCCGGCGTCACGTTCCGGGTGACGTACCCGGACACGGCCGGCGTCGGCTACAACGCGACCCAGCTCGCGTTCGAGCGCGGCGCCTCGTTCGACCTCCACGACGACGACGCGCGCGGCGTCCTGCAGGCGTGGGCCGAGGCCGCCGACGAGAACATCTGGGAGCACCGCGACGTCGTGCTCGACGTCGCCGACAGCCACGGCGTGCTCGTGATCGTCTCGGCCGACGACGAGAACTACCTGACGACCGAGGTCGGCGTCTGGCCGGGGCACGAGGTCGCCGACCTGGATCTCGGGATCACCCGGTGGGTCTACGGCCTCGACGAGGCGCCGCAGCTGCTCCTCAAGTCGCTCGTCTGGACGTGGTGACGATGCCCCTGCGGATCCTCGTCACGCTCCTCGGCGGCAGCGGCAAGCCGACCACGCTCGAGGTGAGCCCGACGGACTCGACGTTCACCCTCGGCGAGCACGTCGGCGACCCGGGCAGCGTCCGGCTCGCCGGCAGGCTCTCCCACATCACCCCCAACGACCCCGCCCTCGACGCTCTGGCGGAGTCTCTGCAGCGAAGGATCGACGTGCCATCTCCACACACCCCCGACAACCTCGCGGCGTTCAAGCGGCTCCTGGGCCGTCCCGGCGTCACGCTCGAGATCGTCCAGCACGAGCACATCCGCGAGGACGGCGAGGTGGTCGACCTCCTCAAGCGCGAGGGCTTCCAGCGGATCGCTGGCCCGCGGACCGTGGCCCGCGTGGCATCGGCTCACCTCGAGCTCGTCACCCCCGGGTCGGAGACCGGCGTCAGCCGCCTCGACTTCGGCCCGGCGAGCAACTGGACGTTCGAGAACATGGTCGCCACGCGCCGCGAGTACCGGCAGAAGGGCACCTACCATCGCCGGGTCGACGACCTCAGCTCCCCGTCCGGCGTGATGGCGTACCGGATCGTCGTCCCCGAGGGGTAACGGCGCGGCGGGGGCTCGCTCTCGGGCTCGGGCTGTCATCCTGGCGACATGGCCCAGATGCGACCCGACTACCCGACCGAGCCCCCCGCCGTGCTCCGGGACAAGCAGCGCCGGTGGCGCGCCCAGCAAAAGTCGACGCGTCTCCTGGCCGCGCTGATCTGCGTGGGCCTCGTCGCGGTCATCTGGATCGGCGTCGCGCTGTACGTCCTCCTGGCCGGCTGAATCACCCGTCTCTCACCCGTTGGGCGAGGCGGTTGCACCATAGTATGAAACGCATGACCACCACCCCCACCACCGTCAGCGCGTCCAGCGTGACCTCCGAGAACATCGGGGCACAGCTCACCGTGACCTCCCCGCTCGGCACGTACTCGGGCCTGCTCATCGAGGCGCTCCGCACGCCCAGCTTCCGGACGTTCCGCCTCCACACCGAGGACGCCGGCGACATCGTCGTCACCGTCCCGTCCTCGACGACCGTGCAGGTCACCCCTCACCCCCCGATCGAGGTCGGGATGCGCGTCACGCGCTCCCGGTACTTCGACCGCGACTCCGTGCACTACCGGGTCGCCGCGTTCGGTCGGGTGACCAAGATCGGCCGCGACGCCGAGCAGCGTCGCGTCTACCTCGTCACGTACGACGACCAGCTGCAGCAGTGGTGCACGCGCCGCGCCCTGCAGCCCCTGACCCCCGCGATCATCGCGGACGCCGCAGCCAACGCGGCCCTGATGCCGGTCCTCTGACCGGCGAACCGAGAGGAACAGTCTCATGGCAACCAACCCCGGCAAGCTCGAAGTCGAGGTCCACGTGCTCGTCGTCGAACACAACGACGGCGGCGGCGAAGATCCGGCGGTCTTCGTCGGTTCGCTCGCCAGCATCCGGCGTGACGCGCTCGTGCACCTCCGGAATCTCCCGTCCGAGATGATCCGCGACGAGGGCGAGGCGGTCATCGCGCCGGTCCGCAACGTCTCGGCTGACGTCATCTACGACGAGTGGCCCGACGAGATGGTGATCGAGGTCCTCGACGCGTTCCACGAGGCGACGACGGCCCCGTGGGTCAGCGAGTTCGTTCGCCTGGTCACGTTCGACGTGACGGTGGCCCGCTGATGGGCGCGAACTTCGACCGGGGCGGCGTCCTCGACGACCGCACGGCCCTCGACCGCATCGCGCGCCTCCTGGCCGACACCCCCGAGTGGGACTCGGACATGCCGGACCAGATCGCGGGCATCATCGGCCAGACCGACCGCGTGCACCCCGGCAGCGGCGTCTACCCCTACCTCCTCCCCGGGGACCCGGCGTGGCCCGCGCTCGGCGAGGGGTGGACGTACCTCCCGCCGGCCGACCCCGACGGCGCCTCGATCGCGATCGCGTTCCACGGCGACCGCGGCCAGCTCGAGTACTCGGTCCTGTTCCAGGACTCGGGCAGCACCGACGCCGAGGACGCGCACGAGATCCTCGTCACTGAGATCGGCCACAACCGCAGCACGTGGGAGGCGTCTCACTGGGCCTGGTACGACGCCGACCTCGACCGGCTCCGGTACGACACCCTCGACGGCGCCGCGACCGAGCCGCCCTCGGACTTCTGGCGGCCGCGCGGCTCGCTCGTCGTCCAGCTCATCTCGACCGCACGTGCCATCTGGCGCGAGCGCACCCTCAGCCTCTAGGAGCACACCGTGACCGACCTCAACAACCCCGACCCGTTCGCGCCCAGGCGCGAGCACGAGCTGCCGCTCCTCGTCGAGATCTCCGGCTGGCCCCTCGGCAAGCCCGACGAGGACGACGAGCCGACCCCCCTGCCGATCATCCGCGTCTCCCCCGCCGCGTTGCTCGAAGACGGCCCGCCCTACGTCACCGACCGCGAGGGCGCCGAGACCGTTCTCCGGGCGTGGGCCAACGCGCCGGCCGTCGACTACGACACCGGTGAGACCGAGTGGCTCCGGACGTACGAGTTCCACGAGATCGGCGAAGTCTTCGCCACCGCGCTCGCAGGCGACGGCGAGCTGAACATCAGCTGGTGGGTCGAGTCCGGCGGCCTGTTCTACATCGAGGACTGGCCGTTCGACTTCGAGGTCCGCCTCCTCACCGACGAGGAGGCCGACGCGCATGGCTGACTCGTTCCTCCCCGGAAAGCACGTCCAGATCCACGGCTCGTCGACGTTCTGGCGCGTGGTCGGCGTCGACCTCACCGGCGCCTACACGCTCGAGCGCGACGCGCGCACCCGGCGCGAGTCCGACAAGGCGCTCGGCGTGACTCCCCTGGCCCCGACCACGACCGCGAAGGTCAAGCGGATCACCCGCTACGGCGTGCCCGCCGGCAAGCTCCGGGCCGCCTCGTTCCGGAAGGGGAACAGCTGATGCTCGACGGCAACGCGTCTCTCGCCAACACGGTCATCACGACGGTGCAGCACGTCACGCTGCAGCGCGGGATGCTGATGATCGACCGGGGCGCGCGCGTCACGGCCGGCAACGTTGACCCGGAGGAGCGGCAGCTGCTCGTCAAGATCATCCTGTTCACCTACCGGTGGAACCGGAACCGGTGGGAGTTCGTCAGCCACGAGGGGACCGGGCACCGGAAGCTCCCCTCGGGCGGGCTCGGCGGGACCCCGATCAAGACGTCGGCGATGCACCCCGACATCCGTGACCTGGCGCAGGAGTTCATGCCCGCCTGGAAACCCGTCGAGTAATCCGCCTCAGAAATCTGAGCCTAAACGTTGCCTGTCGGTGGTCTCCCCCATAGTGTGAAAGCAGGCCACACACCAGAGGAGGCGGCCATGAGCGCAGGAACCCTGTCCCAGGACCTCGGACTCGTCGGCGCGCGCGTCGAGATCTCCGGCACGATCCGACAGTTCGACCACCGCTTCACCGCGTACGGCACGACGACGGAGATCATCTTCGTCACGAGCGCCGGCACGCGGGTCCGCTGGAACGCCTCGCACCACATGGAGCTGACCGTCGGCGCCGACCTCACGGTCAAGGCGACGATCAAGGCCTACAACGAGGACGCCACGGCCGACGTCGTGGTCACTCGGGGGGTCGTCTGCGACGCCCCCTCGACCCTCTTCTGACCCACCACCCACCACCGACACGGAGGAACAGCCATGTCCATCATCATCCCCGACCCCGACCACCTCGACCTCGTGCTGACGCCCCTGCTGCGCGCGGGCGACGACCACTCCCGGCTGACGTTCGTCGGCCGCGAGATCCTCAAGGAGCTGTACGGGCAGTGGCGCTACCGCGAGGGTGGCATCACCGAGGACGACATGAAGGTCGTCCGGGCGTACGTCTTCAACGAGGTCACCGAGGACGTCACGCCTCTCCGGGTCCTGGCCGCGGCTCACTGGCTGGGCTACCAGCTCAGCAACACTCGGGACGACGTCGTCGCGTCGATCGAGCTCGAGAAGATCCTCGGCGCAGCGATCCGCGGCGCGATCGCCGGTGAGGACGGCGGCGAGTGGCAGCGCAGCAAGGGCTCGGTCCGCAAGGCGATCGCCGAGCTGGCCGGCGCACGCACGGTCACACAGCGCCGGGAGCAGTTCGACTTCTAGGTATCCCCGCCGCACCTCCCAGCGCGTCACAGCCCCCGTCAGGCTCGTCCTGGCGGGGGCTTTCGCGTACCCGGGCCCCGGCGTGTCGACACCGTGCTCGCCGACCGGGCGCTCGTACTGTGGTCGACGACGGAAGGAGACGCACATGCCTCAGAACCAGAAGCCGCGGCAGATGGTCGACATGGACGTCGTGGAGACGTCGGGTGTCGATCACCCGGCCCACGGGTACGAGGGCTGGCTGGTCCAGAAGTCCGCATCCCCCGCCTCGGTCTCCGCACTCACAGCTCTGCTCAAGGAAGGTGCCAGCGTGCCCCAGAAGACGAAGGAAGACCTGCTCAAGGAGGTCGGCGCAGCGAAGCTCACGCCGGCCACCCGTGAGCTGATGACGAAGGCGATCGACATCACGGAGGACGTGAACGCGGCCGCCGAGCTGTGGCAGTCGCTCAAGTCGAAGCTCGAGGCCGAGGACCCGGAGACGCCCAGCGTCGAGGGCCAGGGCACCGCTGCTCCCGCGACCGGCGCCGCCGCCGCTCCCGTCGTCCCGGGCGCCGACCTGTTCAAGTCGGTCACCGACCCCCTCCTCAAGGCCGCCCTGCTCGAGCAGCAGAGCGAGCTGGCGAAGGCCCGTGAGGACTTCACCAAGGAGCGCGACATCCGCCTCGACCGCGAGGCGACCGACATGGTCAAGGCCCGGTTCCCCCAGGCCGCGATCGACCACGAGAAGCTCGCGAAGTCGGTCCGTCACCTCGACGACGCCGCCCGCGAGGAGGTCCTCAAGGCGATGGACGGCGTCTACGGTCAGCTCGACGCGGCCAGCATGTTCGCCGAGCTCGGCTCCACGCAGTCGAAGACCTCCGGCGCGATGGCGAAGGCCGCCGCGCTCGCCGACGGCTTCATGGCCGCCGGCGTCGTCAAGACCCACGCGGAGGGCGTCACGAAGGCGCTCACCGACAACCCCGCCCTCTACACCGAGTACGAGCAGGAGAACCGCTGATGGCCGTAGAGAAGGGCCCGAAGCTCGACTGGACCGTCATCGCGGCCGTCGACCTCGAAGACGACAACCAGTACACGTTCGTGAAGTGGGACGGCGCCGCCGACCTGGTCACGAAGGTGACCGCGCTCGCCGACCAGGCGCTCGGCGTGCTGAACAACGCTGTCAAGCAGGGCGAGGAGGCCGACGTCACCCTCGTCGCCGCCTCGCAGAAGGTCCGCCTTGGCGCGACCGTCGCCCGCGGTGACAGCATCGGCTCCACGGCAACCGGCCGCGGCAAGAAGGCCGCCGCCGGCGAGCGTGTCTACGGACGTGCGCTCGAAGCTGGTGTCTCCGGCCAGGTCATCTCGGTGTCGCTGAACGCGATCACCCCCACCACGGCTGCCTGAGAGGACTAGCAGACCATGCCCCAGCCCAACGTCAACGCGCTGCACATCAGCGCGCCGCTCACGAACGTCTCCGTCGCGTACCGTGCCAACACGGACGAGTACATCGCCACGAAGGTGTTCCCGAGCATCCCCGTCGACCACAAGACGGACCTCTACTGGACCGTGCCGAAGGGCGACTGGTTCCGCGACGAGGCCCGCGTCCGTGCCGACGCCACCGAGTCGGTCGGTTCGGGCTACGAGCTCGACCAGGACACGTTCAACTGCCGTGTCGAGGCCATCCACAAGGACATCGGCGCTCAGGCTCGTGCGAACGCCGACAGCTCGTTCAACCTCGACTCGAGCGCGACCGAGTTCGTCACCGACCGGCTGCTCCTCCGCCGCGAGGTGCAGTTCACCCGCGACTTCCTGCAGACGGGCGTCTGGGGCCACGAGGTCGGCGGCGACGCGCAGGGCTCGGTCGGCGCGGACGAGTTCGTCCAGTGGTCCGACTACGACGCCTCGACCCCGGTCAAGGACATCAAGAAGCTCAAGCGCCGCATGAAGGCGACGACGGGCATGACGCCGAACACCCTGGTGCTCGGCTACGACGTCTACGACTCCCTCACGGAGCACCCGGCGATCCTCGACAAGTTCAACCGCGTGTCGAGCGACCTGGTCGACGAGGCGATCCTGGCGAAGTACTTCGGCGTCGACCGGATCTTCGTCAGCAACGCGATCGTGAACACCGGCAAGGAGGGCAACGCCGACGAGTTCGGGTTCCTGACCGGCGACGTCGCGCTGCTCGCCTACGTCGCGCCGAGCCCGGGTCTCCTGACCCCCTCGGCCGGCTACACCTTCGAGTGGAAGGGCGTGTCCGGCTCGATCGGCTCGACCATCGGCATCTCGAAGTTCCCGCTGCCGGCGATCAAGGCCGACCGCGTCGAGGGCGAGATCGCCTACGACAACAAGGTCGTCGCCGCTGACCTCGGGATCTTCCTGAACAGCGTCATCGAGCCCGTCGCGGCGTAGCACAGCACCACCCCAACGGCCCCTCCGTCCTCTTCACGAGGGTGGAGGGGCCGTTGCTCGTTCCGCAGACCACGAGAGGATCTCGGCATGACCTTCACCTACACGACGCCCCCGATGCTGCCCGTCCACGAGGTGCGGTTCCGGTCGGGCGACACCGTCGAGAAGCCCTACTCGGTCGACGACGAGACGATCGGCTGGCTCCTCACGCAGTCCGAGGGCAACACCTACCTCGCCGCGGCCGCCGTGTGCGACCAGATCGGCGACCGCCTCAGCTCGGTGGCCTCCGGATCGAAGACCGTCGGCCCGCTGAGCCTCTCCGGCCGCGACCCCGCCGGCGACTCGCAGCGGTGGTACGACCGGGCCGCGCGCCTCCGCACCGGCGGATCCGGCGCGGCGATCGGCGGGGCGGTCTTCACCCCCGGCCGGCGTCTCTTCGGCATCGGGATGCACGACAACGGGCCCCGCCGCACAGGGGGGTACGAAGATGGACGCTGAGCTGCTCGAGCTGATGCCCGACACGGTGCAGTGGCTCAAGAAGGCGACGTCGAACCTCCGGGGCGAGGCGACGTACGAGGCCGGCGTGCCCGTGCAGTGTCTCTACGACGACACGACCAGCCAGGTGGCCGGGTTCGACGGGCGGATCGTGAACGCGGTCGGCACCGTCTACTGCGGCGGGGTCTACGCGATCGAGCCGGAGCACGCGATCGAGACTCCGGCCGGCGCCCAGCTCAAGCCGGTCCAGATCCGACAGCTCCACGACGAGGACGGCCCCTACGCGACCGTCGTCTACCTGGGGGTGTGACGTGGTCGACGGCAACTTCCGGATCAAGCTCGAAGGCCTCGACACGCTGCAGGAGCTGCTCGAGCGCGCCGGCGACCAGGCGACGCCGATGCTCGCCCAGGCGCTCGTCGCCGAGATGCAACTCGTGTTCCGCGAGTCGCAGCGGCGCGTCCCCGTCGGCGTGACCGGCAACCTCAAGTCCAGCGGCCGCGTGAAGCCGCCCGTCGTGACGGCCAACACGGTCACGGTGACCCTCGGGTACGGCGGCGCCGCCCGGAAGTACGCCGCGGTTGTGCACCAGCTGCCCCGCATGGGGATCAACTGGACGAAGCCGGGCACCGGCTCGCACTTCCTGGCCGACCCCCTGAACGAGAAGCTGCCCGACATCGAGCGGGCGATCCGCGATCGCCTCGAGAGGATGCTCAGCACGTGAGCGACACCACCCCGACCCCCGAGATCACGTTCGCCGACGCGATCGCGCTCTACCTCGCCGAGAAGGGCCACGGCATCGCCGGGCAGTCGATGTTCTCGAGCTACCCGCCCGACGACAGCACGACCCCCGACGAAGCCGCGGGCGTCGTCTCCCGCGTCGGTGTTGTCGACCAGGCCTTCGGTGTCCTGTACGGCCGCCCGAACGCGTCGATCGTGGTCCGCGGCGCCCCGAACGACTCCGCCGCGGCCGAGCGGCGCGCGTGGGCGATCTGGCGCGAGCTCAGCAACCTGACCGACGAGATCCCCGGCGTGCCGTTCGTGTCCGTCGGCCCCTCCCAGACCCCCGCCCCCACCGAGCCCGACAGCAAGCGCCGGGAGCGGTACACCTTCGACTTGGAGATCTACCTCGATGAGCTCACCTGACCCGCAGCAGCCCCAGTCCGACGTCGGCGAGACCGGCGTCATCACGAAAGAGGACCTGACCGCCGCGATCGACTCAGCGATCATGCACCTCGTGACACTCAGGACTCTCGTCGACGTCTCCCTGCGCGACACAGACACGTCCAAGCCCGTCCCCGCGGCCCCCACGAGCTTCGGGGACGACGACGATGACGACGTCGACCCGGCCACGTGCGCCCACGAGACGCGCGACGAGACGTTCGACGGCATCGTGTGCGTCGACTGCGGCACGAAGCTCTCGTAGGCCCCCCGGCGTGTCCCCCGCCAGCCCCAGAAGACCGCGACCGTAGAGTCGCAACCGAGAAGGAGAAGCCATGCCTGAGACGAAGACGAAGTACCTGGTGCTGGTCGGGATCAACTACCCGCCGGACGACACGCGCGCCAACGTGGGCGACGTCCTCACCGACCTCGACGAGAAGCTCGCGCAGCGCCTCCTCAACTACGGCGTCATCGAGAAGCTCGACGAGCGCGGCGAGACTCCCCCCAAGGAGACCACCGGCACGCTGACCGAGCAGCACGGCGACCCCGTGCTCGAGGCGCCGGCCGACGCGCCGGCCGAGGTGAAGAAGTGACCTCGCACGGTAAGGACACCGGCGTCGCGATCGGCTCGTTCGAGCTCACGCGGTTCCTGAACGAAGTGAGCACGAACACCTCGATCGACACGGCCGAGACGTCGTGCTTCGACGAGCCCCTCGGCGCGAAGACCTACACGCAAGGGCAGACCGACGGCACCGGCTCGTTCTCGGGCCGCTACGGCGGCACCACGACCGCGATCGAGAACATCGTGCTCGGGATCCAGAACGAGCAGGACGTCGCGAACGACGGCGTCGGCCACCCCGTGACGATCGGCCCCGACCGCGGCTTCCGCTTCGGCAAGGCCGCGATCATGGCCCCGTCGCTGTCGACCAGCCTCAACGTCTCCTCACCCCTCTCCGACGTCGTCTCGGTCTCGGGCGACCTGCAGGCCGAGGGCGGGTGGCGCAACGGCGTCGTCCTCACCCCGAAGGACGCGATCACCGCGACCGGCCCGCTCGGCACCGTGAACATCCCCGCGGCGACGCAGTACGGGGCCTCCGGCCACCTCCACGTCGTCCAGAACACCCGAGGCGCCGCGTCGACGTTCGTCGTGCAGCACTCGTCCGACGGCAACGTGTGGGTCGACCTCCTCACGTTCGACTCCGTGCCCGCCGGCGCCGTCTCCGGCCAGCGCAAGAGCACGGCCGGCAACGTCACCGTCAACCGCTACCTCCGAGTCCTCGCCACCCCCGGCGGAGCAACCGGATCCATCACCGTGCGCGTCGCAGTCGCGCGCGCCATCTAAGGAGAGACCATGCCCGTCCACGGCAAGAAGACCGTCGTCCTGTTCGACAACGCTGCCGGCGTCCTGACGCCCCTCAGCGCATTCTTCAAGGAGGCCGGCGCGAACCGGTCGATCGACACCGCTGAGACCAGCACCTTCGGCTCGACGTCGAAGACCTACGTCATCGGCATGAACGACGAGACCGTCGACATCAGCGGCAACTTCGACAAGGCGCTGCACGACCACATGACCGCGCTGCTCACCGCGCTCGACAACGGAGACCTCGCGACCTGCACCGTCGTCGTCGGCCCGACCGGGAACAAGGCCGGCGCCGTCCGCACCGAGCGCGAGTGCATCATCACGAGCTACAACTGGTCGGCCTCCACCGGTGACCTCGTCTCGGCGTCGATAAGCTTCCAGCGCACCGGCCCGAACAACGACGGCGTCTTCGCCGCCGACGGCATCGCGAAGGGCGCGTAGCCGATCTCGGGCCTTCACCCATCGAGAGGAACAGACAGATGAGCAACACCGAGATCCAGTCCCCGGAGCAGCCCGCCGAGCAGCCGCAGCCCACGCCGACCGACGTCGCCACGACGTCGCCGGCACAGGAGGCGCCGATCGAGCGCGCGACCCCGAAGGACCGCCTCAAGGCCCGCAAGATCAAGCGCGAGCGCGTCAACCTCGCCGACAAGGGCGAGGAGGAGCTGTGGGTCGAGGTCCGCGGCCTCACCGCTGGCACCGCGTTCGACATGGCTGACGACGTCGACGAGGAGGACGAGGAGGACAACAAGAAGCAGATCCCCGTGCTCCTCCGTCACACCGTCTTCGACGTCGACACGGACTCCGCGTTCTTCGACGACGGGTGGGACGACGACGAGATCATGGAGCTCCCGATCGACGTCGTGAACAAGCTCGCCGCGGCTGCGAACTACGTGCTCGGCCGGGGCCCGCAGCCGGGAAAAGACTAGCCCTCGACAACAAGCGGCGGCTGCACTTCGTCATCGCTACACGCCTGGGCCGGACCGTCGAAGAGCTCCTCTACGGCGGTCCGGCCCACGTCGCTCTAGACGAGTACGAACTCCGGGAGTGGGCCGCACTCCTGCAGCTCGAAGCAGCCGAGGCCGAGGAGCAAGCCGCCAAGCACAAGCGTCACTAGCAGAGGATCCCCATGAGCTCGGTTCTGACCGTCCAGGCCAACGTCCGAGGCGACTCGAAGAGCATCATCGCGGCGTTCAAGGCCGCCGGTGCCGAGGTCAAGGGGTTCAAGGCCGAGACCGACAACGCGACCGCCGGCGTCTCGAAGAACACGCAGGCGTGGGGCAACGCGATCTCGTCGGCCGCCGGCCTGGTCGGCAAGACCCTCCTCGGGGCCGGCGCCGCGGTCGTCGGCTTCGGCGCCACGTTCGCCGGCGCCGCGATCGTCGGCGGCGCGAAGCGGATCGTCGCGATCCAGGACGCCACGAGCGCCATGACGACGGTGATGGGGTCGGCCACAGCGGCCGGTGACCTCATGGCCGAAGTGCTCAAGGTGGTCTCCGGGACCCCGTTCAACCTCGACCAGTTCGCCGGGGCCGCGAAGAACCTCGTGGCCTTCGGCGTGCCCGCCCAGAAGGTCCCCGGCTACCTGACCGCCATCGGTAACGCCGCAGCCGCGTCGGGCAACGGCGCCGAGGGCGTCGACTCGATCGTCACCTCGCTCGGCCAGGCCGCGGCGGCCGGCAAGCTGACCACGGACACGATCAACAGCCTCTCGGCGCAGGGTGTGCCCGCCCTGCAGATCCTCGCGAACAAGAGCGGGGTCACGACCGAGGAGATGCAGAAGCTCCTCTCCGACGGCGCCGTGCCCGCGCTCGAGGGCATCGACATGCTGACCGACGGCATCATGAACGGGTCCGACGGCGCGGCCGGCGCCACGGTCAAGTTCGGTGGCGCGATGGAGGCGCTTCGGCAGACGTTCTCCGGCGCGCTCGGCGGCATGAAGGCCTCGGTCTCCCGGTTCGGTGCGGCCGCGCTGTCGCCGTTCCTCGACATGGGGACCCTGGTGCTGCAGACCACGGGCACCGTGATCGACTCCGCGACCGCCGCCCTCAAGCCCCTCGCCGCCGCGGCCGCCGCCTCGAAGCCCGTGCAGGACGTCGCGAACTGGCTCCGCGAGCTCAACGCTTCCGGAGACAAGAGCAGCGTCGTGCTGGGCGCCCTCGCGCCGATCATCGCGTTCTTCGGATCGGTGTGGGACCAGGTCGGACCCCCGATCAAGCAGATCGGCGAAACCCTCTCGTCGACCCTCCTCCCGGCCCTCGCGGTCATCGGCCCGGCCCTCGCCGACGCCTCCGCCGACCTCGGCATCAGCACCTGGCAGATCTTCGTAGCCCTGCTGCAGCTGTTCGCCGACGTGCTCGCCGTCGTGCTGCCCCCGATCACGCAGATCATCACGGCGATCGCCGGCAACGAGGACGCCGTCAAGGGCATCGTCATCGCCTACACCGCCTGGTCCGGCGCGATGGCCGTGCTCGACGTCGCCAAGCTCGGCGCGTCCCTCGTGAAGCAGACCGCGCAGCTCCTGACCAACTCCGGCGCCTGGGTCAAGAACACCGCCGCGAAGATCGCCGACAAGGCCCAGACCGTCGCGCTCGCCGCGATGTACGCCGGCTCGATGGTCAAGTCGATCGCCCAGTCGACCGCCGAGCTCGCGAAGAACACCGCCGCCTGGGTCGCGAACAAGGTCCAGAAGGCCGCGAGCGCCGCTGTGGGCGTCGCGCAGGCCGTCGCTGGCACCGTGGCCGCCCTGGCCGTCTCCACGGCCGCTGTGGCGAAGAACAGCGCCATCTGGCTCGCGAACAAGGTCGCCGTCGGCGCCTCCGCGGCCGCGTCGCTCCTCGTGAAGGCCCCGATGCTCGCCGGCGCCGCCGCGACGGGCATCGCGACCGCTGCGCAGTGGGCGTTCAACAGCGCCCTGCTCGCCAACCCGATCACGTGGATCATCGTCGGCATCGTCGCGCTGATCGCGGCCATCGTCCTCCTGATCGCCAACTGGGACACGGTCGTCTCGTTCCTGACCGATGCCTGGTCCGGCTTCATGTCCTGGATCCAGCCCGCCCTCGACGCCGTCGGCGGCTGGTTCTCGAGCGTCTTCGGAGCGATCGGCGATTTCCTCTCCGGGCTCTGGTCCGGGATCGTCTCGTTCGTCACCGCCTACGTGACGACCCTGGTGACCGTGATCCTCACCGTGGTGGGGGCCGTCGTCGGCTGGTGGCAGGGGCTCTGGTCGACCGTCGCCGCGGTCGCCTCCGCCGTCTGGTCCGGAATCGTTGCCTTCGTGACCGGGTACGTGCAGTTCCTGGTCTCGATCGTGATGACCGTCGTCGGCGCGATCGTCGGCTGGTGGTCCGGCGTCTGGTCCGGGATCTCGGCCGTAGCCTCGGCCGTCTGGTCCGGGATCGTCGCGTTCGTCAGCGCCTACATCTCGACCGTGCAGTCGATCATCGTGTCCGTCGTCTCGGCCGTGAGCTCGTTCTGGTCGAACACGTGGAACGGCATCAAGGCCGTTGCCTCAGCCGTCTGGTCCGGGATCACCTCAGCCGTCTCCTCGGCCGTGAACGCGGTCCTCTCGGTCGTCTCCGGCGTGATGTCGTCCGTGCAGAACACCTGGTCGGCGGCGTGGAACGGCGTGAAGTCGATGGTCGCCGGAGCCGTGTCGGCCGTCGCCTCGACCGTCCGCGGCCTGGTGTCCTCGGTCAGCGGCGCCATCGGCCAGGTCGGCGACTTCTTCTCCGGGATCCGCTCCACCGTGACCGGGGCGCTGGCCGGCGCCGCGTCCTGGCTGACGTCGGCCGGCTCGAACCTGATCCAGGGCCTGATCGGCGGCGTGCAGGCCGCCGCGGGCCGGATCAAGGATGCCGTGCTCGGCCCGATCAAGGACTCGGTCTCGGCCGTGAAGAGCTTCCTCGGCATCGCCTCCCCGTCGCGCCTGTTCAAGAAGTTCGGTGGCTGGGTCGGCGAGGGCCTCGCGATCGGTGTGACCGCCGAGAAGGGCAACGTCGTCAGCTCCACGCGCGGTCTCGCGACCGCGATGAGCGCCGCGTGGAACCCGGTGCCCCTCAAGGTGCCGACCTACGCGTCCGCCGTGCCGCCGTCGTCCTCGATGTCCCTCGCCCGGACCGACTCGAGCTACCAGCCCGTGCCCTACGCCTCGGCGAACGGCTACGGCTACGGTGGCGGGCCGACCGAGATCAAGATCGAGTCGAACGTGTACCCGACGCCCGGGATGGACGAGGAGAAGGTCGCCCGCAAGGCGAACGAGAACCTCCTCTGGATGCTCGAAGGAGCGAACGTATGACCGAGGTCCGCCTCCCCGAGTTCTCCGTGCACAGCACGCCCCCCGACGGGGTGTGGCCGCGGATGAAGATCACGAACTTCGACACCTGGTACAGCGGGGGCTCGTTCCGGTCCGAGGCCGTCGAGTCCCCGCAGCGCGACGGCAACTTCGACCCCGGCGACGTGCAGATCTCCGCGAAGACGTTCACGCTCGAAGGCCTCCTCGAGAGCCGCACGCACGAGGACCTCGTGGCCCGCGACTTCGATCTCCTCAACTCCCTGCAGGGCAGTCGCTCGAGGTGGCCGCTGCACGTCATCGACGCCGGCGGGGACCGCTACCGCACGGTCGTCGTCGACGGCATCGTCGACGTCGAGACGTTCCACGCCCGCAAGGCCCGGTTCAAGATCCCGTTCCGCGCCGACGACCCGTTCAAGTACGGCGAGCTCGTCTCCCGCAGCGCGATGATCCCGAACGACGTCGGCGTCGGCCTGATGTTCCCGCTGTTCTCGACGAAGGTCGCCCCGGCCGGCAAGCTCGACTTCGGCTCCATCGGCCGCGACGGCCGCGTGGCGCTCCCGAACACCGGCAACGAGACCGCCTGGCCCGTGTTCAAGGTCCGCGGGCCCGCCCCGAACGGCTTCACGATCACGAACGTGAACGAGGGCCGAATCCTCCGCTACTCCGCCCCCGTGCTCGGCGGGCAGTCGATCTGGATCAACACCGACACCGGGCGAGCCGAAGTTGACGGCATCGCCGACGTGACCAGATCCTTGACCCGGTACGAGTGGTCCGGGATCCCCCGAGGGGGCTCGGCCACGTTCCAGCTCGACGCCGTTGGTGCCGACATGAACGTGACCCTCCTCACCGCTGAAACACGACCCACATGGAGATGACTCGATGACCGCACAGCCCGGCCTCTGGGCGCAGGCGTCCGACACCGCTGGTTTCGGAACCCCGCTCGGCACCCGCCTCGCCCTCGGCGGCCTGATGCGCCGCAACGGCATCGTCAAGCCGCGGACCGGGATCCTCTACGGCCCCGGCAACCCGCTGAACGTCACGGGTCGAGGCGACATGAGCGTCGACGTCGCCGCCGGCGCCGCGGTGACCGCCTACTCCGACACGAGCGGGCCCTACATCGTCGGCAACGACGGCACGGTGCAGGTGCCCCTGAACGTCGCCGCCTCCGGGAACAACGCCGCGATCAACGCGCCCGTCGGCGGCAACCGGTTCGACCTCGTCTGCATCTACTTCCGCGACATCAAGCAGGGCGCGGCCGCGACCGAGGTCGGCTTCGAGATTGTCCCGGGCGTCACCGGCAGCGGCACGTACCCGGCGGTCCCCGACGGCTACCTCGCGCTCGCCGCGGTGCTCCGGACCCCGTCCGGCACGACGTCGAACGCGCTCGTCATCTCGAACATCGCCCCGTTCACGACCGCCGAGTCGACGCAGTACTTCCGCACGGTCGCCGAGCGCGACGCCTTCCCGATCGGCCGCGGCTCGGTGACGTACCTGCAGACGCAGGACCGCGCCCAGCTCACGCTGCAGAACGACACCGAGGTCAACCTGGCGACGTGGGACGACCTCCCCCGGGTCCGGAACAACCCGTACCGCCTCGACCTCAGCGGCGGCGCGATCCAGCAGGCCGGCGGCGTCCGCATCATGCCGACCCTCGCCACCGTGACGGTCCCCCCGGGCCGCGTCGGCTGGGTGAACGCCTTCCAGACGTTCCACCTCTGGCTCTCGAACTCGCCGACGACGATGGCCGGCTTCATGACGCTCCTGATCGACGGCAACGTCGCGGGCGGCGGTCAGCAGCGGTTCCACAACCACGGGCGCAGCGTCGGTGGCCTCTACCAGCCCTCGGCCTGGCACGGCGCCAGCATCCCCGAGGGCACGCACACGCTCGGTCTGTCGATGCAGACCGACCCGGCGGCGAACACCGTCGAGATCTGGGACTACGTGCAGCAAATGGTCATCACCTACTAGGAGGAAACGTGGCAATCGACTACGGCACCATCACCCCCGAGACGATCTTCACGATCCAGCTCGGACGCAACGGCGAGACGAAGCAGATCGACCGGCAGAACGTCGGCGACGGCCTCATGGCGACCGCGATGGCCGTCGCCGCCGATAACGAGGGCTGGGACATCGAGGACGGGTGGGTCAAGGGCAGCCGTGACGCCGAGCCCGAGATCCAGAACACCGCCGTCAGCCCGGCAGACCCCGGCGCGTCAGCCTGACGCCTCGGCCGTAGCCCGCCGTATGGTGTGGCTCGACGAAAGGAACAACATGGCAGCCACCGCCCCCAAGACGACCTCGTCCAAGCCCGCCGGCGACAAGCCGGAGGAGAAGGCTCCCGAGCAGCCCGCCGCGGCCGCTCCGGCCGAGCAGAAGGCTCCCGAGGAGCTCCCCACCGCCGACCTCGAGACGGTCCCCGAGATCGACGACGACCAGATCGGCGACGGTCCCGACGAGGACGACGCTCAGACGGAGGTGACGCTCTGATGGCTCAGCTCGACGCACAGAAGGCCATCGCTCGGTTCGCCGCGTTCGGCTCGTACAAGCCGGGCCGCTGCCTCGAGGCCGTCGACAAGGCGTACGCGAAGCCGCAGTCGGACCGCCCCGGGCACTACACGTACGCGCTCCGCGCCGCCGAGGCCACCCCGGCCAACCGCCGCTTCGGCCGCGACCAGGTGCGCGCCGGCATGGTGCTCTACTTCTCGGCCGGCGCGAACGGCTTCGGTCACATCTGCACCGCGACCGACAACGCCGGCAGCCTGATCTCGACCGACGTCCCCGTCGGCAAGATCGGCCGGTCGACGATCGCCGGCATCGAGCGCGCGTGGGGCCGCAAGTTCCTGTTCGCGTCCGACTGGCTCATGGGCCACGACATCGTGAACCTCGGCCCGGCGAAGGGCGCCGGCAACGGCGGCTCCGCGGCCGTCGCGGGCTCCGGCAATCGCTGGTTCACCCGTGACCAGTTCAAGGCCGTGCAGGGCGGCTACAACGCCCTCGGGTACGGCCTGGCGCAGGACGGCATCGTCGGACCGAAGACGACCGCCGCGATCCGCGACTTCCAGGGCAAGCACGGCCTCGCCGTCGACGGGATCCACGGTCCCGCGACGGAAGCGAAGCTCGTCCAGGTCGTCGCCGCGAAGGCCGCCCCGGCCCCCGCGCCGGCACCGGGCCCCGGATCGCGCCCGGTCGTCCAGAAGGGCTCGACCGGCGAGCAGGTCAAGATCCTGCAGGAGCGCCTCCGCGGTGCCTACCCGGCCTACGCCGGCAAGCTCGCGAACGACGGCATCTTCGGCGTCGGCACGAAGGCCGCGGTGAAGGAGTTCCAGCGTCGAGCCGGACTCACCAGCGACGGCATCGTCGGCCCGGTCACCTGGAAGGCCCTCGGGCTGTGATCGGCGCCGTCGAGCTCGCGCCCCTCGCGTTCCCGATCGACTGGGTCGCGATCCTGCAGGTCGTCATCGCGTTCGTGCTCCCGCTGCTCGTGGGGATCGTCACGAAGAAGACGACGAACAGCACGGTCAAGGTCGTGCTGCTCGGCGGGCTGTCGCTCGTGAGCTCGTTCCTCACGCAGTGGCTCGCGGCCAGCATCGCGGGGACCGCCTACGACGGCCAGCAGGCCCTGTTGACGGGCCTCGTCTCCTGGGGGATCTCGATCGCGTCGCACCTCGGCGTGTGGGTCCCCACCGGCGCGACGAGCAAGGCGCAGGAGTTCGGCACCGCCCGCGACGGGACGCCGTCGGTCACGACGCTCCCCGAGGAGCCGACGGACCGAGTCCCCGGCCCCGACCACCGCGCCTAGCAAGCACCTCGAGCGGCCCGGATCCCACCACGGGGTCCGGGCCGTTCCCGTCTGAGAGGATCGCGACATGCGTCCCAACTGGTTCATCGGCGAGATGCGGACCGGCGACCGCACGAACTTCATCCGGCCCGTCTCCGGCACCTGGAAGCGGTCGCTGTCGTCCGAGGGCGAGATCGAGTGCACGATGGACATGCGCGGGCACGACGTCACGAAGCTGAACCTCGGTCTCGCGGCCGAGGAGTGGCGCACCTACCTCGCCGTCGAGAAGGACGGCCGGATCCGCCAGGCCGGCCCGATCCTCGGGCACCAGTTCAACGACGACGACCAGACCCTCGTGCTCAAGGCCGGCGGGTTCAAGAGCTACCTGCAGCACCGGGTGCAGACCGTGTGGCCGATCGTCGACCTCGCGACGGACACGGTCACCTACCGCGGCAGCTACGGCGACATCGCCCGGAGCATCATCCGCGGCATGATGATGCGCCCCGGCGGCGACCTCCCGATCGTCGTCCCGAACATCGTCGAGGGCGGCACGCGCGTCCGGACGCTGAACAACTTCGACCTGTCGTACGTTGGCGACCTGATCGACAACCTGACGAACATCATCAACGGCCCCGACATCGTGTTCCGGCCGCGGCTCCGCGCCGACGGGCTCGGCGTCGAGTGGGAGATGCTCACCGGCACCGACGACGACGACGAGATCCACGGCACCGTTGACGCGGAGCCCGTCTGGGACCACTCCGCCCGCAAGACGACCGTCCGCAGCCTCTCGGTGAACCGGTCGGGCGCGAACCTCGCCGACGAGGCGTTTGCGCTCGGCGGCGGCCAGCAGGACAAGCTCATCATGGCGCGGTCGAACCGGACCGGTCTCCGGGACCGGGGGTTCCCGCTGATGCAGGCCCAGCTCAACCTCAACTCCGTCAGCGAGATCACCACGGCGCAGGGCTACGCCGACCGGCAGAGCCAGTTCGGGCAGAAGAGCGTCGTCACGTGGGACATGAAGGTCAGCGCCAACATGCCGCCGCGGATCACCGAATACCAGGAGGGGGACTACATCCGGGTGAGGGTCGGCGTGCACAAGTACATCCCGGCCGGCGAGTACCGGATGCGGCTCCTCGACATCGCCTCCGACGCGCTCGAGAACGAAGTGACGCTGACGATCAGCCCTGACCGGACCGAGCCTGAGATCGAGGACGAAGCGTGAAGTACGGCGAGAGCGCAGACCCGACGACCCAGCTCAAGGGGAAGATCGTCGGCATCCGGAAGGACCTCGACGAGACCCGGAAGCCGAAGGCCAGCCAGATCTACCAGCAGCTCGAAGAGGTCCGGACGCTCGTCGTCAACCTCGAAGATCGCGTCGACACGCTGATCTCGGACCAGAGCTACACGAAGCAGCAGATCGACGACAAGGACAACGCGCTCGGCGGCCGGATCGACGGCAAGGCGAACGCCTCTCACGGGCACGACCAGAGCCAGATCTCCGGCACGTGGGACAAGAGCGTCGCGACGGCGGGCTCGGGCCAGTTCAACGCCGGCGTCACCTCCGTGGGCGTCTACAACCTGCAGCTGACCAGCAGCTACAAGGTCGTGTACGTCGACTCGAACGGCCGCCTCGGGTTCGCGCCGTCGACACGCCGGATCAAGACCGAGTTGGGCCTGGTCGACTTCACCGACGAGCAGATCTCCGCCCTCGTGCTCGTGCACTACCGGTACACGGCAGAGATCGAGCTCGAGCGGCTTCACCGGGCCGGCGCGACCCCCTACGCATGGATCCCCGGCTACCACGCCGGCACGTTCCTCGGCATGTACGCCGAGGACCTCCACGCGCAGGGCCTGTGGGAGTTCGTGATGTACCGTCCCGACGAGACCGGCATGAAGGCTGCCCTCGACGCCGAGGGAGGGCCGATCCCCGAGGGCATCCGGTACGAGCTGCTCGGTCTCCTCCTCATCCCGACTGTGCAGCGTCTCATCGCGACGACCGCGCAGCTCCGCGCCGACGTCGACGAGATCCGGGAGCACCTCGGCCTGTAGGGCCTCCGGCGTGTCCGGCACCGTGCTGTCTGCCCCCCGGTGAGACGCTAGATCCGCACCAGCAGCGCCACGATCGGAGACCACATGCGCGAGAGTCACTGGCGGGCGGCTCTCGCCTACGTCTACGTCATCATCGGCGCGTGGGGCACCCTCGTGATGATCTTCACGCCCCTGCAGATCGAAGGGGCGCTCGGCGCCGACTTCACGAAGGTCTGGACCGCGTGCGCCGCGATCGGCGGGCCCCTCGCGGCCGCTGGCGTGCTCGTCGCCCTCCGCCACGGGCGCCTGTACGCGATCGCCGAGTTCGTCGAGATGCTCGCCAACGTCGCGATCATCCTGGCCGTGCTGCTCTACAACATCAGCCTGTGGGGCTTCGTCGCCGCGGGCCTCACCGAGAGGATCGGTCTCGCCGTCGTGATACACCTGCTCGCCATGCCCTCGACCATCCGGGTGATGTACTTCCTGTTCCGGTTCGTGCGCGAGATCCTCGTCTCCCTGGCGCCCGAGGTCGGAGTCCGGAAGTGATCCCGCTGACCTCGGGCCCCATCGCCGAGGCCGGCATCGACCTGCAGACGCTCCTCAGCGGAGCGATCGGCGCGGCCATCGTGACCGGCGTCTTCGGCGTCATCCTGGCCGTCATCGCGTGGGTTCGCGGCGTCCGCCCCGACGCCCGCGCCGAGATGGAGCTCGCCCTCACGCAGCAGCGCGCCACGATCGACCGCCTCTCGACGTCGAACGAGCAGCTGCAGACGTTCCTCGACAGCGCAAAGAAGGACGGCCGCCTCTCGCAGGGCGCCTACGACGACATGCAGGTCGAGATCACGAAGACCGAGATCTACATCGTCCGGCTCGAGGCGTACTGCGACGACCTCGAGATCCAGCTCAAGCAGCGAGGCGTCATCGCGGTCGGCCGGCCAGCGAAGCCGGACCACCTGACCGTCTCAGTTGCCGCGACCGCTGGTATCGTCTGAGCGCGGGCTGTTCCCTCGCGGCGGGCGGGTCTGAGCTTCGAGCTCGACCCGCCCGTGTCCGTTCCGGCGGGATAATCCGGTCAACAATTCCAGCGCCAAAACTTGCAAGACGGCGACGTAGAACCATAGTGTGAACGTCATCTCCTCCCCACCCCGGGGCGGACAGACGACGGAGGAACACCGTGGCATTCATCATCACGCGAGACATCCTGACCCCTCAGGTCAACGCGGTCTTGTCGGAAGGCAATCAGGTCACCGACGCGACCGGCTGGATCTCCCCCAGCGACACGAGCGAGGCCGTGAAGCGGCGGCTCACCGGCGGCGCCGGCGAGACGTTCCGCCTCCTCGACGACGACGACGAGGTCTACTACGAGGGCCGCTACATCGACACGCTGGGCGTCGGCGACGTCGACGAGCTGAGCCTCGACGGCGATCTCGGCCCGTGGGCCTGGTCGCGCGGCGAGGGCACGACGCAGATCCAGTACCTGCGCGACGGCGCGTGGGTAGGGCTGATCTGATGCCGAACCCAGGAGGCGAGGACGGCACCGCCGGCGACTTCGTCAACAGCGAGGCCGCGGCCGCGTGGCTGTGGATCCTCGGCAACCAGGTCGTCGGCCAGGAGCCGGGCGGTTTCATGTCGCTCATCCTCCGGGCGTGGCTCTCGGCCGACCGCTCGAACCGGGCCAAGCTCGACCAGGGGTGGCCGGAGCACTCGTTCGCGCTCGACGTCTTCCGTCAGCACGGCGAGGCCGCTCTCATCTCGGCCGCGCAGCGCCCCGCCCGCGCACGAGCGAACCAGGAGGCTGCACGTGGCGACCAAGGCTGAGCTGCAGGAGGCGCTCGACAGCTACGTCGAAGACCTCAAGGCCGGCGGGTGGCCCGCAACCAACGCCGACCAGCTCCGCGTCGTGCTCATGCCGAACGGCGCCTACGGCCTCACGCAGCTCGAGAACGACGACGAGACGCAGTGGTCGGTGATCCGAGTACTCGGGATGACGAAGGGCCAGGCGCTCGACGCGCTCCGCCACCTCGCGTTCGGCTTCGCGTACGGGATGCGCTGGCGCGAGGACTAGTCCAGGGGCATCACGGGGACGGTCCGTTAGCCTATGGTGTGACACCTCAAGGAGCCCCCATGACCGACACCGTCCCCGCCCCCGCGCCTCTCTCGCAGCAGCGCCTCGCTCGCCGTGCGCGCATCGCCGAGATCACCGGCAAGCAGACCGAGTTGTACGAGGCTCTCCGGACGAACAGCGAGGAGCGCGACCAGCTCATCCTCGACGAGCTGAACGACCCGGAACAGCCGGCGATCGCCCGCGACCTCGCCGAGCTGATCGGCGTCTCGGTCGGGCGGATCTACAAGCTCCGCGATAATGCGAAGGCCAGACAGTAAGCTCGCCGCCATGCCGATCACACCTTGGGGCGACCCGTCCACGACCGAGTTCCGGAAGAAGCAGATCCGTGAAGTCCGTGTGGCGGGCTCCCTCTCGCGCTTCAACCGGCGCATCGCGTCCCCGGCTGCGCGCGTGCTCGAGCAGCTCACCCACCACGTCGAGCTGCCCGAGGATCTCGTCAGCTGGGACCTCGACGGGACGCCTAGCCAGGCCCTCGGCCTGAGCTTCCGTCTCCCCCTCCCGGCCACGGCCGAGGTGCAGGAGATCCTGCAGCGGTGGGGCTTCGAGGGCTTCAACGTCGGCGACGGCGGCTACCCGGAGTTCCGGTTCGTCGGCACGCCGGCCGACGCCAGCCGCCTGACCGACCAGGCCCTCGCCGGCTTCCTCAACCGCCTCGAGCTGCCGGCCGTCGGCGGCGACAGCCCGTTCAAGTGGCCCGGCCACCGCGACATCGTGATCGGCGACTCCGGCGCCGACGTCTACTTCCTGCAGGCCCTGTTCGGGATCCCGACGTCGAACGTCGCCGACGGCACCCTGCTCGAGGCGGCCCGACGGTGGAAGGTCAGCCGAGGCCACCCGAACCCGACGCCCGTCATCGACCGGGATCTCTGGCAGCGCGTCATCCCGCGCCGCCTCCCGATGGTCACGGCCGGCGACGCGAACTACCCCGTGCGCGTGATCCAGGCCGCGATGCTCGCGCAGGATCTCGGCCAGGCGCCGGTGACGGGGATCTGGGGCTCCCTGACCTCTCGAGACGTCCGCGAGATGCAGAAGCGGCACAACTTCCCGCAGCGGACGTTCATCCGCGATCCCGAGTGGGCGCTGCTCCTCGGACCGCAGGACTACGACGACTACGCGACGTTCTCCGGCCCCGTCGAGGGCTAGGACACTCACTCACCCCCGCGAGGGGCTCTCAGGCCGTCTCCGGGCGTCCTGTGGGCGCTCCGGGCCGACTACGCTTCACACCACACAAAGGAAATGCCCCTCACCGGCGGGAACCGGGAGGGGCGAAGTCAGCGGATAGCGGCCGCGACCAGCCCAGCATAGCGGGGCGCCCGGCCGTCATCCCTCGAGAGGGAACAGATGACAGGCATCAGCCACGACTACGAACCACCGGCCCTCGCCTGGGTGCAGCTCCGGAACGAGTGGGCCCGCGACACGCGCCTCGACTGGGGGGCCCTCGGCCTCCTCACGTACCTGACCAGTCACCGCGACGGCTTCGAGGTCGAGCTGGCCCGGCTCACGACCTCCCGCAGCTCGAAGCGGCACAAGGTCATGGCCTGGATCGCCGAGCTCGAGAAGCACGGCTACGTGGAGCGCGAGACGAAGCGCGATCGCGGCGTCGTTGTCGGCACGACCTGGCACCTCCTCGGGCCTGATGTCGGCCAGCAGCATCAGCTCTGAGCCTGTGGATAACCCTGTGCACACAACCTTGAGCCGGAGCGACTCAAATGCTGGTCATCTACTGCAGGCCACCGACATGCTTAAGAAGACCAGTCTCAAGAAGACCAACCCCCTAACTGGAAGAGGCGAGTCTTGGTAGCCAGGGGCTCGACAGCCTGTGGAAAACCCGCTGCCGCGCTTCACTCCGCTACGCGTCGCTGCGCTTGCCTTGAACAGCCCGTTGGACGCTAGTCCTCAACCCGGGTATGGTTCGGGAATGACATCTCCCACCACCCCCGAACCAGACCAGGCGGCGCGCGACGTGCTCCTGTCCGACTGGGCTCTCACGAACGCTTCGATGGCCGAGGCTCAGAAGTCCGTCGTGAAGCTCTCAGCTCGGCGCGAGGACATCGCTAAGCGCCTGGTCGAGGAGCACAAGGTCACGAAGGTCGAGCTGGCGAAGTCCGCCGGCTTGAGCGAGGCCGCCGTCTACAAGATCTTCGGGGCCGCTGCGAAGCGCGCCTCGTCGACCCCCACCGAGTAGCACCCACCCCCGCGAGAGGAACAGCTCATGGCAGAAGCAGCACCCACCACCGTCGGCCCCGGCACGATCGTCCGGCTCAAGGTCGAGAACATCAAGCGGCTCGAGATGGTCGAGGTCGAGCCTGACGGCTCCCTCGTGATCGTCTCGGGCAAGAACGACCAGGGCAAGAGCAGCGTGCTCGACTCGATCCGGTTCGCCCTCGGCGGCCCGAAGGCGATGTCGGACACCCCCGAGGTCGTCCGGGAAGGCGAGATCGCCGGCCGCGTGATGGTCGAGTTCGAGGACCTCGTCGTGCTCCGGACGATGACCGACGGCAAGCAGGCCGTGAAGCTCACGTGGAAGTCGGGCGCTCAGAAGGGCACCCCGCAGGCGCTCCTCGACAGCTTCCTGACGGCTCTCTCGTTCAACCCGCTCGAGTTCGCGAAGCTCGACGCGAAGAAGCAGCGGGAGACGCTCATCGGCCTGGTGGATCTCGGGATCGACCCCGACGAGATCGACCAGCAGCACGCGGCCGCGTACGCGCTCCGGACGACGGTCAACGGCGAGGTCACCCGGCTGACGCAGGTCCTGGCGACGTCGCCCTCGATCCCCTCGGAGACCCCGGACGAGCCGGTCTCGGCATCGGCGATCGTCGAGCAGATGGAGACCGCCCAGGCGCAGGCCGCGGCGGCTGTGGCCGCTCGGGCCGCAATCGAAACCCGGCAGACGACGATCTCCACGATCACGGCACGGGTAGCTCAGATGAAGCAGCAGCTCGCCGAGGCCGAGAAGCTCCTCTCCCAGCACCACGGCGCGCTCGCGGCCGACGAGGCGGCGATCGCGGACCTCCCGGTGCCGGCCGACATCGCGCCGCTCCGCGAACAGCTCGCGCAGGTCGACGAGACCAACGCGGCCGTGCGCGCGAAGAAGGCCCGGGCCGAGCAGCGGGCCGCGCTCGAGGCGGAGAAGCTCAAGTCGAAGAACCTCACCGACGAGCTGGCCCGGCTGATGCAGGTCAAGACCGACGCGCTCGCCGCGGCCGACATGCCGATCGACGGGCTCAGCTTCACCGCCGACGGGGTGACGTTCAACGGGATCCCCCTCAGCCAGACGTCCGAGTCGGGCCGCGTGAAGGTCTCGGCCGCGATCCAGATGGCCCTCAACCCGGGCTGCAAGGTCATGCTCATCGACAACGGCAACGCGCTCGACGAGGACAACCTGGCCGTGCTCCGCGAGATGGCCGAGGCGAACGGGCACCAGATCTGGATGACTTGGGTCGGCCAGCACGACGAGTCGGCGGTCGTGATCTCCGAGGGCAAGGCCCTCACCAAGTAGCGTTCACCCATAGTACGATGGGCGTACACACACGGTCGGGCGGCGCGTACTCGCCCCCGGCCCCCACGGGAGGAACAGACCCATGAGCAAGATCCAGCACGCCTCCGGCGTCATCACCCTGGCCGACGGCCGCCAGAGCTATTTCTCGGTCGGCGCCGACGGGCAATCGCAGTGGGGAGCCCCCAGCGAGCAGCTCGGCCTGACCGTCGACGCGCTCGAAGCGATGCAAGACGCTCTCCGCAAGGGCGACTACCTCTCGGACGAGGACGAAGTCGACGACTCCGAGCACCAGGCCGCGATCGACCTCTCGATCGCGAACCACGAGATCGAGACGATGCGAGGCGAAGCATGACCATCACCAGCAGCCCCCGGTACACCGTCGTGAACGACGGCACCAACGAGGAGACGTGGCTCGCGGACCGCAAGGGGTTCTGCAGCGCGACCGACACCGCGGCGATCATCGGGCTCAGCCCGTACAGCACGCCCCTCGACGTGTGGACGTCGAAGCAGCCCGACGCCCAGCCGATCGAGGAGAACCGGTTCACGATCTTCGGCAAGCGCCAGGAGGCCAACGTGGCCGACTGGTTCGAGGCCGATCACCCGGAGCTGGGGACCCTCCACCCCTCCCCGGGCCTGCTCGCCTCGGTCGACTACCCGTTCATCGCGGCGACCCCCGACCGTGAGCGGCACCTCTCCGACGGCACCCGGTCGGCGTTCGAGATCAAGACCGGGTCCGAGTACACGAAGGACTCGTGGTTCGACACCTACACGCGCGCCCCGATCGCGCCCCTCTGGTACGAGGTCCAGGTGCAGCAGCAGACGTTCGTCGGCGACTACGCGTTCGGCGAGATCGGCGCGTTCATCGGCGGGAACCACCTCCTCGACCCCCGGCGGATCGACCCCGACGGCGCGTTCATCGCGATCATGCTCGACCAGGTCGCCGACTGGTGGGAGGCGCACATCGTGCGCGACGTCCCGCCGGCGCCGACCCGGTTCGACAACATCAAGGCCCTGTACCCGGCCTCCGGGCGCAAGATCGACGCGACGCCGGCGATCAAGGCGATGGTCGAGAAGCGAAACCGGCTGCAGCCCCGCCTCGCGGCCGGCAAGAAGCTCGACGACCAGCTCAAGGGCGACCTGCAGGCGTTCATGCGCGACGCCACCGAGCTGATCGACCCCGACACCGGCAAGGTGCTCGTCACGTGGAACGAGGGCGTGAAGCCCTCGAGCTACTTCGACGCGAACCAGTTCGCGATCGACCACCCCGACCTCTACCGCCAGTACGTCGCGAGCAAGGCTCCGACGCGCACGATGTACTTCAAGAAGTGAGCGACATGCCCGAGAACACGCGCCTCGCCCAGGCAGCACAGCAGTCCGTCCAGCAGCAGCAGCAGGCCGCCGGCACCGAGCCGACGCCGAAGCAGCTCCTCTCGCAGGGGTGGGTCATCCCCGCCGTGCAGAAGGCCCTCGGCCCCGGCATGGACGGTGGCTCCTACGTCCGGTCGGTGCAGACCCTCATCTCGAAGGCCCCCGATCTGAACAAGTGCTCGAACGACTCGGTGATGGGCGGCCTGTTCACGGCCGCGCAGCTGCGTCTGCAGCTCGGCTCCGGCCTCGGGCAGGCGTACCTGATCCCGCGGAAGGACAGCTCGAGCCCGACCGGGTGGGCGGCCTCGTTCCAGGTGGGCTACCCCGGCCTCGTCAAGCTCGCGTTCAACAGCCAGCTCGTCACCGGCGTCGACGCGCTCCGGATCTACCAGGGCGACGAGTTCGACATGGGCGCCGACTACGAGCGCGGGAAGTACTTCCACCACAAGCCCGCCGACGACGACTCGAACCAGGTCGCCGACAAGCTGATCGGCGTCATCGGCCTCGTCTACATCCGCGGCACGCAGCGCCCGCAGTGGCGGTGGCTCTCCCGAGCGTCGGTCGAAAACCGCCGCCCCGACTACACGCGGAAGAGCTACCACAAGGGCCCGTGGGTCACGAGCTACGAGGCGATGGCCGACAAGACCGCGGTCATCGAGGCGCTCAAGTTCGCGCCGAAGTCGGTCGAGCTCGCCACGGCGACGGCGATGGACGAAGCCGTCATCACCCGCGAGGCCACCGGCGAGCTGACAGCCCGCCACGAGGACCGCCAGGGCTCGGACACGATCCAGCCCACCTCCACACCCGACGAGGCCATCGAGCCGCCCAGGGAGCCCGCCAGGGTCGTCCCGACGGACCTCAGCGAGGTTCCGCCGGCACAGGAAGCGCCGCCGACCGACGACGTGCCCGACTACCCCGCCGCCGACGCCGAGGTCCCCGCGTGGATGCTCGACGGCGACGGCGCCGGCGACCCGAACTTCGGCTGATGCAGAACGCCATCGAAGCCGCGATGCAGGCCGAGCTGCTCTCGGTCGAGCACCGGCAGCTCGTGGCCGACTTCGAGGCGGCCGAGCCCCTCGCAGCGCAGGCCGAGGCGGACTACCGGCGGTCCAAGGCGCGGTTCCAGCTCCGCTGGCGGCACACGCACAAGACGTCGGAGAAGACCGCGCTGCTCCACGCGGAGGCCGACGACGAGATCTCCGGCCTCCACTCGAACATGCTCGTCTCGCAGGCGCAGATCTGGGCGATGAAGGAAAAGCTCGAGTGGTACAAGCAGGAGATGCGCCGGCTGAACAGCCTCTCCGTCGACCAGCGCGCGGAGCGACAGCTCGACACGCGCTACCAGCCCTCGTGACCCGCATGGCGCCGGCCGTCTTTGCTCGCCTCAAGGCGCGGGACGGCGGCCGGTGCGTCCACTGCGGCCGCGACGACGACACCCTCGTGCCGGGGCACCGGCGCGGGCGCGGCCACGGCGGCTCGAAGGCCCGCGAGGTCCTCAGCAACGTCGTCACGATGTGCTCCACCCTGAACAACGACATCGAGATCTCGGCGGCCGTGCGCAACGCGGCTCGCCGGCGGGGGTGGTCCCTCGTCGAGGGGCAGGACCCCGCAAGCACCCCGTTCTGGAACGTGACCCGGCAACGCTGGGAACAGCCAGACGACGACGGCGGCATCACAGTCGTGGACCGCCCCCACCCGACCCGAGGAGGCGCCCTGTGACCGTGACCAGCTACCCGACGACCCCGTCCACGGAGTCCCCGACGTGGACGTGCTGGCGGTGCGGCATCCACGGCTTCTCGGCCGAGCCGCGCGAGGACCGGACGTGCTCGTCGTGCCGCCTGGTCCTCTCCGAGCCGAACCAGGACGGCCGGATCCGCTACTACGACGAGAACGGCGTTGTCGTCATCTGCAAGACGTGGCTCGGCGACTACGACCGGTTCGACCGGCCGATGCGCGACGGCGAGCTCTACAAGCCGGGCGTGCGGACGTGCGGCCACAGCGACTGCGTGGTCGACGGGCACATCGTGCCGGCAAGCACCTACGCGTGACGCCGGCGCGGCAGTAGCCTCGACCCACCCCAGACCCCCGGTGCGCGATCGCGCGCTGGATCCCGATGAGGCGATGCCTCGGAACAGGAAGCACCCATGAAGCTCAAGGGCACACTGCCGAAGGGCGAGGCTGACGGTCTCACTCCCCTCGAAGGCCGCATCGCGAAGAAGGACAGCGAGCACGTCGCCGTGATGATGATCCTCGACGTCGAGTCGACCGAGAAGCTCCGGCACACGGGCGAGATCATCGTGAAGCTCGCGATCCGCCGGGCCGAGGCGATCCTCCCCGACGACCTCGAAGCGGCGACGCAGCTCATCCGGCGCGCGTACGAGTCCCGCACGGGCGAGACGACGCTCCCGATCGAGCTCGAGGACGACATCAAGGCCGCGATGGCCGGGGTGTCGCTGTACGAGCCGGAGACCGAGCGGCCGGCGGCGCCGACCGCCGAGCAGCTCGACGTCGACGTGGCCCCCGCGGACCGCCCGGCGCCGCCGGACAACGAGTACACGAGCCTGACGATCGCGGCCCTCCTCGAGCGCCTGCAGTCCCGCGGCCTCGACTTCTCGAAGGGCAAGAAGCCGGAGCTGATCTGGCGCCTCATCGACGCCGACGACGCCGAGGCCTCCGGCACCGTGCCGTCGAACGTCACCAGCCTGTTCCAGGACGGCACCGGCTACGAGCCCGCGGCCGACGACGCCGAGACGACGTCGGACGACCTGGCCGGTGACGACCAGGCCGACACCGACGAGCCGGGCGACACCGTGGCGGACACCGTCGCGAACGACGAGGGCCTCGCGGCCGACGCCGGGGTCGACCCTGCCGAGTGGGGCACCCCCTGGGAAGAGCACGCCGGCGCACCGACCGACGTGCAGGACGACGACGGCAAGTGAGAATCGCTGGGCTCGACCTGAGCCTGAACCGTACGGGGGCGGTGTCGATCGACACCGCCTCCGGGCGCGTCGTGGT